CCCACGCCCATAGGTGCCAGTCGGGGCGTGTGTGGTGGGTGTAACAAGCCATACCCACCGTGACTGTATAGAACGCATCCAGGCAGAAGAGGGCAAATAGCACTGCCCGTACAATGCCTCTTAACGCCGCGTTCGGCGCAGGTTCCGGACCGTCGTGCCAACCGGCGTACAGCTCACGTTCCGGGCCATCGTGCCAAACGGTGTCGTAAACCGCGGCGTCGCCGTAGCAGCGTCTAAGCGCCGCACTTTTGTCGATCAGGTCCTCGTCTTCGATCTCGACAGGCGGCCCGAAAGAGCGGCTACGCTCGCGGTCATACATGTAATAGATCACTTGGTTTTCTCCTCTGCGGCCTATTTGCCTTCACCATCTTCGGCAGTTGCAGCCGGAATCTCTAGCGGCTCACTCCCAAGCCATCCAACGGACAGGCTGAGTGGCCCGATCACAAGCTGCAAAATCCGCAGTCGGCTCTCAGTAGAAACCATATAGTTTACGCCTAAAAACGTGTAAAAAATCGTTCCGCTGACTGATTTATATACCGCCCACCACGGATCGGGCAGTCGGCCACACCCAACAGAAAACACTAGTCGTCCTACCGGCGCTCTCCGCAGAAAGGCGGGGCGGGTACGCCCCAGGCTAAGTTTTAACATAAATCCGCCTTCTTTCGTATCTCCAGCACGACCGGCCATGCATCGGCGAGGGTCTTGTACGGCGTCATCGGACCACTAGGACTACTAAGCACAGACGCAAGAATATCGGATCCGCCGTCCACTGAGATGAATCGCCAGCCGGTTTCGGACTCGTAAAGCTGTATAAAGATGTCGCCGGTAACGACGTTGAAGCGTGTAGCCGAACCCACCATCTCTCGAAGCATGGCGAGTTCGGCGCTGGGACTGGTCTCGACTATCGGCTCTTGCGCAATCTTTTCATCTCTGCAATACGGGCATTTGATAATCCCCATGGCGACCCCGGCACGAACCGCCGCAATACGGTTTGAAGCGCACAAATATATGCATGCTGATAAGGCATGCGCCTCAGCGGTCCGCCTTGATATGTACAGCTTCGTCCCGATTTCGCGGTATGTCAGTCCGGTGGCCATCCACTGCAATACCTCGGTTTCCCGTTTACTGAGCTTCGTCTTCCTCAGCATTTTTACTCCCTCCCACAAGTTGCCAACAATCTCGGCGCCGAACTCAGCGGCGCGGTCATTCATTTTCTCCCCACCTTGTTAGAACGCACGACACCCACGGCCGCAGCAAGCGCCCCGGCTGCCCACGCCCATAGGTGCCAGTCGGGGCGTGTGTGGTGGGTGTAACAAGCCATACCCACCGTGACTGTATAGAACGCATCCAGGCAGAAGAGGGCAAATAGCACTGCCCGTACAATGCCTCTTAACGCGGCGCTTGGCGCAGGCTCCGGGCCGTCGTGCCAACCGGCGTGATAGACTACCGCGTCGCCGTAGCAGCGTCTAAGTGCCGCGCTTTTGTCGATCAGGTCATCGACATCGGATATCTCAATAGGGTCACATAAGCTGTGACCGGTCTCTCGGTTATACATGTAATAGATCACTTGGTTTTTTCCTCTGCGGCCTATTCGCCTTCACCATCTTCGGCAGTTGCAGCCGGAATCTCTAGCGCCGCCGCCTTCTCTCGTATCGCCCGCACGAATGGCCATGCGGAGGCGAGGGTGGGGAAACTATTATCGCCGCCATTTGCCGTCAGTGTTTCCTGAACTGCGTCAAGACCTTTGCTGCCGGACGCGATAAAGAACCATCTATCACTTCCATGCACCAAAGCCACGTGAAAATCGGCTCTGTTGGATTCGCGAAAACTAATTGCACTCTCCGCCATATCTCGAAGCATGGCGAGTTCGGAGTCCTTCTCCGCAAACACGCGAAGGATCACAGCCTTATCTTCCGCAACCATTCGGTCGTATTCGGCAACTTGGTTCGGCAATCCATGAGGCGTTCGCGCTCTCCATGAAACGTGCTTTTCTAAAACGTTAAGCATGTCTTCTATCACTTCATCCTCCTCCTACAAGTGCCCTGTCAACCAGGATCACGCCAAGCCATCCAAAAGACGCACAAAGCGGGCCGACCTCTCTCGAAGCATGGCGAGTTCGGCGCTGGGACTGGTCTCGACTATCGGCTCTTGCGCAATCTGTCCGTCCACCATCTGCTTGGCGTAAGCGAAAGCGGCGTAGATGTCGGGAAAATACTCGGTCAACCGCCTGTATCCGCCATCCCATCCGATCACGCAGTATTTCTCAGACATATGACGATCGGCAGATGCGTCGATCTCGATCCACCTCCCTCCGTCTTGCAAGATCACCCTACTGGCGCTCTCCGTGATCTGCTTCGCCGTCGCCAACTCGGCCTCAAGGGCGGCGATTCTGGAAAGCGCGGCCCCGTAGTATCCTTCAAGCGGCCCCATTAACAGGATTGCGCCAGGGCCGTCCCATGACGCTTTGGCGGCTATTTGGTCCACGTACTCACGGAATTGCACTGCGCTCAAAAGCGTTTCGCTATTCTGTTCAGCCATCTCCGCCCTCCTTATCCTACTCCTACGATCTGCTTGGCGCAAGCGAAAGCGGCGTAGATGTCGGGAAAATACTCGGCCACCCTCCTGCCTCCGCCATTCCACCCGATCACGCAGTATTTCTCAGACTTCTTACGATCGGCAGATGCGTTGATCTCGGCCGACAACTCTCCGTATCGCAAGATTACCCTATTGACATTCTCTGCGAAGCCCCTGGCCGTCGCCAACTCGGCCTCAAGGGCGGCGATTCTGGCGTCGCGGGGATCGGTGAGCAATCCAAGTTGCTTATTGAGAGCATCGGCCGTCGCCTCGCAATCAAGCACCCTTACATTGTCGCCCCCGCTAGCATTGGAACGCTCTCGGTATTCCCAGTCGTATTCAGCGCAATCGGCCAGCATGATAGCCGTGATCTTCCGCTCGCTATTCTGTTCAGCCACGTCGGCCCTCCTTATGTGGTGATATTGACCTTGCCGCGTATCCAGTCGGTATACTCCGCAGTGTTCAGTTCGTCGTCGAGCCAGCCAAACGCTTGCCACAAGTCGAGATCCGCCGCGACGGCCTGAACGCCTGGAACGACGAACATGTTCACCCGGCCGTCACGCCGAATTTCGTGAAGCTGGTCGTTAATAGTTTGCGTCATCTTCTCTCCTTGGCCGCTTGCGCGACGGTTAGCATGATCCGATCGTCGATAGCCACGTCGAGGAACTGCCAAGCCGAACCGAAGTTCAGCTTGTTCCCACAACGGTCGCATTCGGCGTGTTTGACAGGCATACCTCTGACTATACGATATTTGCGCCGAATTGTCAATACCGGCTATTGCATTTTTTGCGCCGTGCATGTATAATAGCGCCATGTCCAGAAAAGCTACTTGCGAGAGTCGATTGTCGGACCTTAGGCTAACATCGATTGAACAAACGGCCACAGAGGCGCTGCCTGCCGTGAATACTGCAAGAATCCGGCGCGGGTTACGCCCTCTCACGAGGCGCGGCTTTGCTAGCTTGGAAGAACGCGGAACTCGGAATGCCGATGTGGTACTGTCATTGGCGGATGCTTACGGCGTCGATAAAGAGGATGCCGACCGCGCCGCGAGGGATCAAAAGATTATTTTCATGACGCGCCGAAAAAAGACTTGACATTTGGCGCAACATGCGCTATGCTCACACTACAGAACCGGCAGGCGCTGCCGATAATGGAGGCGGAGATTATGGCGAGCGAAACAATCGCATTGAAAATGGCGGAGTCGTATGCGGCAACCGCGTGGCTTGTGGCGGAGACCAAAGCAGTTGAGGCAACGCTAAAACTTAGAGCAGCAGAGCAGCAGGTTCAATCAGCAAAAGAGGCTGCAGAGGCCGCACGGACTGTGTGGGAGAAGGCTTATGCCGCTGCGCGTGTCGCAGAGAGCGAAGAGCTGGATCTCACTGCGAAGGCTATGGGCTTCACGGTCGGAGTGTAAGGAATAGGCAGACCATGACTGAAACAATCGCGGACGTTGCGCCAGATGGCTGTTACTGCGGTACGTGCTTAAAAGAGTGTACTCCAGAATGGCGCGACAGCAAAGACGCTTGGGTTCCGAGTTGTCATAAGAGGGGTGAACTGATCAAGCATCCTAGCCGCCCATCCGAGCCGATGGAGATCGAGGATATCCTATGGTTTGCGGACGGATCGGATATTGACGCTTACAACGCTACCATTTCCGACCTGCGTGCAACCGAAAGGAGTGAAGTATGAGCTGCGGACACTGTGAGGGAACCGGATTCCTAAATCTGCACCAAGTCGATGACGACGTGCTCAAGGAGTTCGATAAGACTGGGCAGGAAGGCGTCATATTCGCCTGGATGGAATCCAATGACGATCAAGGTGTTGTAGTCTGTAACTGCTGCGGCGACGGGAATCGCTGGTACGGCGTTCGCGGCGAGCACTACAGAGGCGACGATCCGCCTGGCAATGGCGGTCCCTACGCTTACAACGGCGGATTTGCAGAGTGCAACTAGCACAAGAAGGGGGTTATGAACATGCTGATTGAAATCGAGGGCGGCGCGGACGTTGCGCCCACGGACCCAGCGGAGTATGAGGCGTGGCAGAATTCCGCGCCCGTCGTAAACAACAACCAGGCGCTGATCGAGGGGCTTAAGAACCTTCGGACGTGGCTTAGCCTGCATCCCGACTTCCCGAAAATACCTATCTGTCTCGCACAGATAGGCGCTCATAGGACGGACCGAGAAACGTTCGTGAAGTGGGCGCAGGTTTTCGGCAACTGCAAAGAATCATTTTGCCAGGAGCACGAAGCCGTCCTGCGGTTCGGGCCCGTGAGGCTGGAAGTCCGCGTGAAGTCCAAAGAGATCATGGAATTCCCTGCCGAGCCGACACTAATACCGGAGCTGGCGGCGATAGCTGGCAAGCCCCAAATCACGCCGGAGGCAAAGTAATCATGGCTGCATTCTTAGAGCGCGAAACCCCGGTAGAGACTTCGGCCGACCTGGTGCCGTTGCGCGGGCTTGTCGTCCACGACGCCTTTAAGCCTGGCGGAACCGATCCGATCATCGACGCCATCAAGAGAGCCGTTAAGGATCGTGAGAAAGACTTGGACGTATCCACCGCAAAGGGCCGCGAGTGCATCCGTAAGACGGCGCGAGAAATCGCTTCGGCCAAGGTCAAGATCGACGATGCCGGTAAAGAGTATGTCGCCCAGCTCAAAGACCTTCCCCGCCAGGTCGATGCCGAGCGGCGACGGCTACGCGACGAACTCGACGCACTGAGAGACGAAGTGAGGGCGCCGCTCACCGAGTACGAACAGCGCGAGGCCGAACGGGTCGGCCGGTTCGAAACGATGATCGAGCAGATCGAACGGTATGGTGGATACCTACCGGCGACATCGGAACAAATCGCCGAGCGCATCCGGCAGGCGACGGAATGCCATGCCGACGTTTCCGACTGGCAAGAGTTCGCACGACGGGCAGAGACGACCCGCGCCGACGTTCTGAGCCGGTTGAACGATGCCTTAGCCGCGACGCTCAAAGCCGAGGCAGAGGCGGCAGAACTGGCGCGCCTACGGGCCGAAGAAGCTGAGCGCCAGAGAGCTGCCCGCGAGGAACAAATCCGGCAGGAGGCGGCGGTGAGAGCAAAGGCAGAAGCCGAAGCAACTGTCCGCGCCGAGGCTACCCGATTACAGGAAGCGGTGGTGGCGGCTGAGCGCCGGGCCAAGGAAGAGGCCGAGCGTGCCGATCGCATCCGGACCGAGGGCGAGGAACGCGAACGGTTAGCGGCTCTCGGCGCCGAGCGGGATCGGGTAGCCGCCAAGGAGCGGGCCGAACGTGAGCGGCAGTGGGCGGTCAAAGCCGAACGTGAGCGCATCGAGGCTGAGCAGCTTGCCGAGCAAAAGGCGGCAGAGGCGCGTCAGGCGAAAACGCGGCACCGCAACAAGATCCACCGGGAGATTATCGCCGCACTGGTGGAACACGCAACGTTGTCCCAGGAGCAGGCCACGGCCGTCGCCAAGGCTCTGTCCGAAGGCGCGATTACCCATGTAGAGATTCGGTATTAAAGGAAGGGGCTTGAATCGATGGCTAACAAACCCGGTTTCGTGGTCCAAAATCTGTACGCTCTACTGAGCGTGGGCGTTGCCGGCGATCCCCGATTACCCGAAGGCGAGGAGGGTATCCCTATGGTTTATTGGAGCGGCGGACTGATCCCGATTGTCTACTCAGACCGCATACCCCTCGCCAGAATCGACAGGATAATTCAGAACGTGATAGCCTCAAACCAATTGCCGAACGCCAAACTAGTCGAGTTCTCGGTTCGGCGGGTCGTCAAGGTCTATAAGCCATGAGCAAAATCTCCGACACGAGCAGCCTGATACGCCGCTACTACAAAGGAGATGTGATGGGCCCGGGCTTTTGGGACATTCCCGCGGAGACCTACCACGCCCGCGCCGGGGTCGATTGGCCGATCACTCTTTCGAAATCGACCATTCACACGATGGTCAGTAAAAGCCCGCTCCATGCCTGGTATGAGCATCCGCAACTTGGCGGCAATTCCTGCGAGGCTTCGGCGGCTATGGATTTCGGAGATATCGTTCACCAGCTCATCTTAGGCAAGGGCGACGGATTCGCGGTGGGAGAGTTCGACGACTGGCGGACCAAGGCGGCGCGGGAGTTCAAAGAGGACGCCCGCGCGGCCGGTAAGACGCCGATCCTCGCTCACAAACTGGACGAATGCGGGGCTATGGTCGATGCGTTCGAACGGCAAGTTTGCGCGTCCGATCAGTGCGAGTTTTATCATCCGGACTGCATTTCCGAACTGGCAATGCTCTTCCCTGCTGACGGCGCGTTATGCCAGTCCCTAATAGACCGGACGTTACTTCTCGCCGGCAAGATGTGGGACGTGAAAACCTGCCCGAGCGCGCATCCGAAAGCGATCGCGGCCAAGATCGCCCAGATGGGCTACGACATACAGTCGGAGCTTTACCAGATCGGCTACGAGACCTTGTTACCGCAGATGGGTGGCCGATCGGGTTTTGTATTCTTGTTTGTGGAGACGACGCCTCCTTACGTGGTGACACCGGTCACGCTCTCCGGTGAGGCCCGCGCCGTGGCCGACTTCAAAATCCGGCGCGCAATCCCCCTTTGGAAAGATTGTCTGATCGCGGACGAGTGGCCGGCTTATGGCAACGAAACGCTCACGATTAACCCGCCGCCGTGGGCGCTGAATGCCGAGATCGAGGCGGGGCTTTACGATCAGTAGATCACTCAGCCTAAGAGACAAAATGGCAGAAAGATCAACAACATGAAACCTTCTACACGAGATTTTACGGGCGCGCCGGCGGTACGCGAGCGTGTCCCCGTGCTGGTGGGCCTCTCCGGGCCGTCCGGCGGCGGAAAGACCTATTCGGCCCTACGGCTGGCAACCGGCATTCAACAGGTGGTCGGCGGTGACATCTACTTTGTCGATACCGAGAATGGGCGTGCCAAGCATTACGCCGACGATTTCAAGTTTATCCACGTGCCGTTCGGCGCACCCTTTGGGTCACTCGACTACCTGGCGGCTATGCAGTATTGCACTCGGCAGGGCGCAAAGGTGATCGTCGTCGACTCGATGAGTCACGAGCACGAAGGGCCGGGCGGAATGCTCGACATGCACGAAACGATCTTAACCCGCTTAGCTGGAGACGATTTCAAAAAGCGTGAGACCATGAAGATGCTGGCTTGGGCTGAACCAAAGCAGATGCGCCGGCAACTCATCAACGGGATGCTTCAACTGGATTGCAACGTCATCTGCTGTTTTCGGGCGAAGGACACCGCCAAACCCCAGCGCGGCGCGAATAACAAGATGGAAGTGGTCAAGATGGGCTTTATGCCAATCGCCGGGCCGGAGTTCGTGTTCGAGATGACGTTGAACTGCTTGCTTCTCCCGAATGCGAACGGGGTTCCCACCTTCTTTGGAAACGACCTCGAAGAAGGTGAAAAGATGATGATTAAGCTGCCCAAACAGTTCAAGCGCATCTTTGATCGCCAGGGGGTGCAACTAACGGAGGATGTCGGCGCACAGATCGCAGAGTGGGCGGCGGGGAATGTGGCGACGGCAACGAAACCTGCGGCCGGGGCGTCTTCTGACGAACGCCGTCAATGCACGGCGGCGATCGCAAAACTGCAGCACGACCACGAAGGCACCGCGGCGGCCCAAGCTTGGGCGCAATGGCGCATGACTAAACACGGCGCAAACAAGCTGCGCGATATTGCGACGCCGGACCTGCTCGAACTGCGCGACGAATTCGAGCGGTTGGTAGCCGAGCACACAAAACCCGCCGCCGCGAAGTCTGATGAACCGCCGCTAACCAACTGCACGACCTGCGGCAAAGAGATCGTCGGCGACCGGCCGAAGCTTTGCCCTGCGTGCGAACTGCGTGAGAAGGCCGAACCGGAGCCGGACGACGACTCCGACGATCCGTTTGCGGACGATCAGCCGGCGCTTTCGATGGGGGCCTAAAAAATGGACGGTTCCAGAAAGTGAAGGAGTGGTCTGTATATGATGACCGGAACAGTGGAGATTAAGAACCGTTTCACCAACCAGGTAATTAAGACAATTGACGCCGAAACCTTGGTCTGTGCCAACTTGCGCGGTGCCGACTTGTGGTGGGCCGACTTGCGCGGTGCCGACTTGGACAGTGCCGACTTGCACGGTGCCAACTTGCGCGGTGCCGACTTGCGCAGGGCCGACTTGTACGGTGCCAACTTGCGCAGGGCCGACTTGCGCGGGGCCGAATTGCACGGTGCCAGCTTGATCAATGCCGACTTGTGCGGTGCCGACTTGTACGGTGCCAACTTGCGCGGTGCCAACTTGCGCGAGGCAAACTTGGACGGTACGTTAATGAATTGGAAGTCGCACGCGCTTATAGCTGAACTGCTTCGTCGTGCCGCTGTAGACGACATTCAAAAGCGGATGATTGCCGGGCTTGTGGCTGTCTCGCTTGATTGGTGTTGGAGTAAGTTTCTGGACATCCCCACCGATCTTCGTGAGTGGGCGTTAGACGTGCTTAAAACACATGTACGCGAAGGCGACTACGCCCCTGCTGAGATACGCCCGGAAACTCCGAACACATTTACCGACAAGATCGCCGGTGTCGCCGTTTATCCTGCTTGATTTTATGGACGGTTCCATCGCAAAAGAAATGGGAGAAGCCATGACCGAGACAGACACGCAGGCGGAATCGCCGATTTCGCCGATCGACACCTATCTTGAGAACCCGGTCGGCGAGCCAACGATCATCGAGTTCATGGGCCATGTGCGCCTGGTCGGATTTGTCTCTGAAGTCGAGCTTTTCGGGCAGAAGTTCGTCCGCGTTGATTTCCAGAAATGCGACGAAGCGCCGAGAGCTGAGATGATCACGCAGACATACAACCCGACCATGATCTACCGGATTACCGGCACGACCGTTTATGCCGTCAAGGATGCGTGGGAGACGGCGCGCAAGGTCTACCGGCCATACCGGTATCAGCTTGAGCATGACGAGCAGTTGGAGGGCGATGATCTTGGCGACCGGTCGGAGGGCGACGATCTTGAGTTTGAGTAAGTCCAGTACGACAGACACTAGAGGATGCTTACATGAATACTGACGAACGGATTTCTGGACTATCAGCATCAATCGATGAACTATGTAAAGTAGTTCATGAGTGCAACCATAAGTGGTGGTTCGATCTACACACAGGAGCGCCCATCAAAAGGAACGTTGGCGAACTTCTTATGCTGTGTGTATCAGAACTCGCAGAAGCAATGGAGGGAGATCGCAAGTCTCTCATGGATGACAAGTTACCTGATAGGCCAATGCTTGAGGTTGAACTTGCCGATTGCCTTATAAGAATCTTAGACATGGCAGCAGGGTTAGGTCTAGACCTGGCTGGTGCGTTCCGAAATAAGATGATTTACAATAGGCACAGGGAGGATCACAAGGCCGAATGTAGGATCAGGGATGGAGGGAAGAAGTATTGACCGAGCAGCCGGTCGTTTTTCATTGCCGCGTAATCGGGGAACCGAAGCCGCAGGGGAGTACTCGGGCCTTCATTCCGAAGGGTTGGAACCGGGCCATTGTCACTGCGACGAACAAAAAGCAGGGCCAGTGGCGCGACACCATGAGCTTCGCGTTCGCGGCGAGAAACGAGGCGCTTCAAGGGACCGAGACGCCCGCCGTTCTCTTCCCGAAGGGGCCCGTCAGTGTGGCGGCAGTTTTCATCATGCCGCGCCCGAAGTCGGCGAAGAAGGGCGCGATGCCGACTGTGGCGCCCGATCTCGACAAGCTGTTGAGATGCGCTAACGATAGCCTTCAGGAAAGCTGCATCGTCAAGAACGACAGCCAGATCGTCAGTTTTGACGGCTCCTGCAAACGCTATCAGGAGGACGGGGAACCGATCGGCGTGATCGTGACCGTGACGGAGGTCAGGCGAGATGGGCGCTGAGGGAGTGAGGCATCCTGTAGTGCGCCGCGAGAGGAATCGGATCGGCCAGTTCGCTCCGGACGTTACTGGCGTTTCCAGCACGGAAAGTGAGGTGTGAATTTGGGCGAGCAATCTAATATCGGCTGGACTCACCATACGTTTCAACCCCTGGATGGGCTGCGCGAAAATATCAAAGGGTTGCCAATTTTGCTACGCCGAGGCGCTTTCGAAGCGCTGGGGCCGCGACGTTTGGGGGTCGAAACCGAGACAACGCACGAGTGCGGCGAACTGGCGTCTGCCGCTGAAGTGGAACCTGGAGATATTCCATTGCGATACATGCGATGCTTGGTTTAACTGGAAGTTGCTATCAAGGCTTTATACGCAGGCCGCTCGCCATTGGGTCGGCAATGGTACTATGTGCCCGGTTCATAATTGCCTCGGAAAAGTGTCACTGCGGCGGCCTCGCGTCTTCTGCGCTTCGATGGCCGACGTGTTCGAGGACCGGCCGGAACTTGTGCCGTGGCGATTGGAACTATTCGATCTCATTCGCCGGACCCCGAACCTGGATTGGCTTCTGCTTACGAAGCGGCCGGCATCGCCCTGGCTCTCCCACTTTTTCGACGGCGAGCCGCCCACAAACGTGTGGCTCGGCACATCGGTTGAGGACCAGGCGACGGCCGACCTGCGCATTCCGAAGTTACTCCAGATTCCGGCGGCGGTGCGGTTCGTCAGTTACGAACCTGCGCTTTCGTACATCGATTTCCGCTTACTGGAAATGGCGCCCAATGGCCATGATTTACTGCGCTGGATTTATGCGCCGTGCCCCTACGGGTGCGGCGGAGACGGTTGCTGTGGTTGCGACCATCTGGGGACCGTGCAGATAAAGTGCGGACTCGACTGGATCATTGTGGGTGGCGAATATGGTCCGGGTCATCGCCCGTTCGGCCCCGAGTGGGCGCGCCAGACTGTGGCCGATTGCAAAGCCGCCGGTGTCGCCTGTTTCGTTAAACAGGACAGCGGACCTAAGCCGGGGCAGCAAGGGCGAATCCCTGACGAGGTTTGGACGGTGAAGGAGTGGCCTGTAGTTGCGTAGAGCCGGGAGGTCAAATAAGATGGCTGACACCACAGACAGACTGGCGGAACTGTGCCGCCGGCACTCGTACTATGCGCGACATAGAAAACGATGCAACGGCCCGATCACTGATAACGAGATAGCCGCAATCGACGCCGAGATCTTGGCGTACCGGGATCGTGTTACATTGACATTCGGCGACGACGGGATAACGGTGACGTTGACCAGTCCGGAAGCAAACGCGGAAGAGGAAGGAGGTGATATACATGGACAATCAGATTGATAAGATCGGGATATTCCAGACAGCCGCCGGTAATGCGGCGCTGGAATTGCTGCACGATGGGATCGAGAAGGCCGTACAGCACGCGCAGGACGCAAGCACGGCACTCAAGGCGAGCACGATCACGCTGAAGGTTAAGATCACTCCGGAGCAAGACCGGACAGAACTTCAGTATGAGGTCGGATCGACTATCTCCCTCGCGCCAAGGCCACCGTTCAAAAGGACGGTGTTCGCCGAAAAGATCGAGGGCGAAACTGACGAGGTTCGCATTTCGGAATTCGATCCCAAGCAAATGAGCTTGCCGGGGATTCGTGACGAGGTTCCGGCGAAGGCGCTTCGGCATAGCAGGTAAGTTACGCGCGAACGGCCGAAAAGGAGGCTAAATTTGGCGGACATAGACGGAACTTTCGTGGAAGCTATCGACGAGATAGCGGAGCGTCACAAGCCGCAGGTATTCGATGTGTACCGAAGCAAGGTGCTTATCGACAGTAACGACGTGATAACGGTCTACCCTGACCCGAGCACGGTATTGCCGACAGTGCTTAAGATCGGCACGCTTCAGGGTGTGGCCGATTACGTGAGCGGCGAGCTTGCAGGAATCGAAGGGCTCGTTGTGGCAGTAGAAAGCCCGACATCGGTCAAGGTGCTCGTGCCGGTCTTTGGCGAGCAGAGGCAGCAACTGATATTCGTTCAGGCGAATCCCGTCCTGCCAACGATCCCGCTCGGGCAGTATCTGGACGCCGAGCAGTTCCTGATTATCCTGCAAACCTGCTTCGTGGAAAGTGATGCGCGAACGGCTGTTCAAACCTACGCGGCGCAGTTCTCATCGAAGCTCATGGCGGACATTGAGGATGACGGGATCTCCCAGTCGGTGCAAACACAGCGCGGACTTACTCGCGCGTCGGTAGCACAGGCATTCAAGAATCCTACGCTTCTTGCGCCGTTCCGGACGTTCCCGGAGATCGCACAGCCGGTGTCGCCGTTTATCCTGCGAATGAAGCAGGATAGCTCTAGCGGTGAGCTTACGGCCAAAACGACACTCTTGGAAGCAGATGGCGGGGCGTGGCGACCGCCGACTATCAAGGCAATCGGCGCGTGGCTCGCAGCGGAACTGCCTGCAGGCACGCCGATTCTCGCGTAAACTCCACAGGCCGGATTGTTGAAAGGCGGTCCGGCCGAAGATTTAGGACAACGATGGACATAATAATCACAACTCCAAAAAGTCGTATCGCCGAGGCTGCAAAAGAGGCCGAGGAATGTAAACGAGATGGCGGAGGATACTACTTCCGCGTGATTAAAAGACCCGGCTCGGCTCACGCGGTCGGCGATAAGGTTTGGTACACGGAAGCGGGATATGTACGCGGTTACTGCGTTGTGGTCGAAATTCTGCGACCGACCATCGGCCCGTGGTCGCAATGGATGCAGTGCGCAACGACTGGCCGAAGCTATCTCGTTGGAGGCGATTCGATCCTGCTTTACATGGATGCAACGACATGGACTTGGATTGATCCTATTCCGATGGCAGGTTTTCAGGGCTGGCGGTATTTCAAGCCGTTCGAGCACTTGATTCGCGAAGTCGGCGACTGGCGCTCAAAGATGCCAGAAATTAACGGAGGCACGGAATGATCGGTTTATTATTCAGGCCAGAGCTGGTTCGGGCGCTGCGGGACGGCCGCAAGACGATGACGCGGCGGTTGGTCGGCCTTGAACTGCTGAATGCGGAACCGGATAACTGGCAGTTCATCGGGGTGGTTTCGGTCGAGGGTCGAGGGGCAGCCGCGCATTTTCAGCGCACTGAACCGCAAGGCGGAACCGTGCTCTATCCGCGTATGCCGGTCGGCACGGTGTTTTACGTTAAGGAGACCTGGTGCGTCCGCGCGGTATTCGACCATTTATCGCCGGAGAAATTGATCGGTAAACACGAACCGCACTTCCTCACTGACGGCCCTAAGCCGCCTGGATACGGTCGCACGCGCTCACCCATCAATCTGCCAGAGAAGCTGGCGCGGATGTGGTTTCGGGTTACTGCGGTCACGGTCCAGCGCGTGAACGAGATTTCGGAGGCGGCCGCGAAGGCGGAGGGTGTTGAAGCTGGCCATCCTATGGTGACCTGGCCAGAGGAGCCGAGCTACATACAGACATTTTCCGATCTCTGGAAGTCGATCAACGGTCCCGAGTCGTGGGCGCTTAATCCTTGGGTGTGGGCGTACCGGTTCGAAAGGGTTAAATGAGCGAATGAGACTGGCTTATATTATCGGTCCTTACCGCGCGACTTCCGAGCATGGCGTGGTTGAGAATATCAGGGCAGCGGAGGCGGTCGCAATAGAATTGTGGCGCAATGGAATTGCAGTTCTTTGCCCGCACAAGAATACCGCACTACTCGGAGGAATTGTGCCCGATGAAGTGTTCCTAGAAGGCGACGTGGAGATGTTGAAACGTTGTGACTTCGCCGTGACGCTCGCGGGATGGGAACATTCGGCCGGATCGAAAGCCGAGGTCGCGCTGTGCAAAGATCGTGGTATTCAGGTCTACCAAAGCGCGGCTATGGTGAGAGTTTACGAGAATGGAGATATGACGTGAACGATGAGTACGAGCGGTTTTTGGCGGGGAAGCGTAAGCACGCGCCGGAACAGGGATTCGAGATTGCCCCGGACAGCTTGAATCCGAACCTATTTCCATTTCAGGCGCATATCGTTTCATGGGCGTGCCGGCTCGGGCGAGCGGCGATTTTCTCCGAATGCGGAACCGGCAAGACGCTGATGGAATTGGCTTGGTCCCAGGCTGTTTACGAGCGCACGAATAAAGACGTGCTGAATCTTGCACCGCTTGCCGTGGCCGCGCAAACCAAACGCGAGGGTGAGAAGTTTGGGATTCCGGTGACTGTCTGCCGTTCTCAGAAGGACGTGCGACCCGGTGTCAATATCGCCAACTATGAGATGCTTGAGCATTTCGACCCCGAACGATTCGTCGCGGTCGTATTGGATGAGAGCGCGATACTAAAGAACTTCATGGGCAAAACGAAGCAACGGATAATTTCAGCATTCGCGCGGACACCGTTCAGGCTCGCCTGCACTGCGGTGCCAAGCCCAAACGACTTCCTCGAACTGGGCAACCAGGCCGCGTTTCTCGGCATCATGCCTGCCAATGAAATGATTATGCGTTGGTTCATAAACGACACGATGGAGGCCGGGGCGTACCGGCTGAAGCGGCATGGCGAAAATGATTTTTGGCGCTGGGTATCCTCTTGGGCAATTGCCCTAGATAAGCCGTCCGATATTGGTTATTCGGATGATGGGTTTATCTTGCCGCCACTAGAATACGTTCGTCACATCGTTTCTACCGATCACACAGTCGGCGCTGCCGAAGATCAACTCTTCCGCTCCGTGAGCCTGTCGGCGACCACTCTGCATAGGGAAATGCGAATCACATGCGAGCAACGCGCGGCGAAGGTCGCCGAGATCGTAGCGTCGTCGGGGCCTAATGAGGCATGGCCGATATGGTGCAACACGAATTACGAGGCCGACGCGCTTAAGGCCGCCATTCCCGAAGCGATTGAGATTCGCGGGAACGAGAGCGTAGAAGCCAAGGAGTCGAAGCTCATGGCTTTCTCTTCCGGCCAATCACGCTTACTCATAACCAAGGGGACGATTACGGGATTCGGAATGAATTGGCAGCACTCGGCCAATTCTGCTTTTGTCGGGCTGTCTTACAGCTTTGAGCAGCTTTACCAGGCCGTTCGGCGGAATTATAGGTACGGCCAAACCAGGCCGGTTTTCGCCCATATAGTGATGGCCGATACCGAGACGGCCATACTTGACGCAGTGAGGCGCAAGGAGCGAGATCATACGCGCATGAAGGCGGCTATGATCCAGGCCATGCGCGAAACGCAGTTATCCGATATTTCGAGCAAGCGGCTCGTAGCCTACGCGCCCACACGAAAGATGGAGGTTCCTAATTGGCTCAACACATAGAAGTTATTCCAGAAGGTCTTGTTAACGATCAGTCGGTCGGCAAAAACCACGTTCTGTACCTTGGCGACTGCATAGAGGTCATGCGCGGATTGCCCGACGAATCGGTCGGCCTAACCGTGACGAGCCTCCCATTCGCTAATCTCTACATCTACAGCGATTCCCAAAACGATATGGGGAACTGCAAGGATCATGCCGAGTTCTTCGATCACTTCCGGTTTGCGATCAAAGAGCTCCTGCGAGTGACTATTCCGGGTCGATTGGTCGATATTCACTGCAAGGACCTGCCGACCTATAAGGGCCGTGACGGATCGGCCGGACTATACGACTTCCCCGGCGATATAATCCGCAATTTTGTTGGCTGCGGATGGGCATACCATTCGAGACTGACCATCTGGAAAGACCCTGTGATTGAGATGCAGAGGACGAAAAATCACGGGCTTCTTTATAAGAACCTGAGGGCCGATTCCTGCTGTTCGCGTGCCGGAATGGCAGATTATCTGCTCTCATTCCGCAAGTGGCCTGTCGGCAGCGGGGATAACGATCTTCTCTCGTTCCCCGATCCCGTTTTCCACACGCGCGAGGACTTCCCGCTTGAAAAGTGGCAGAAATGGGCTTCTCCGGTTTGGGATGATATTCGGCAGACGCACGTTCTCAATCACAGAATGGCTCGTGACGGCGAGGACGAAAGGCACATTTGCCCGCTCCAGCTTGACGTGATTGAGCGATGTATAGAGCTTCGCTCTAATCCTGGCGACGTGGTACTAGACCCGTTCAGTGGGATCGGATCGACCGGATATATGGCACTCAAAATGAAACGCAAATACATCGGGATCGAACTTAAAGAGAGCTACTTTGAGTGGTCCAGTGCGCTGCTGCTTGAGGCCGAGGCTGAATCCGATACGCCGAACCTGCTTGACCTCATGGAGGCGAGATAACGGAGGCATTGAGACGGCTATGAGCATGACAGCCCAACGGTTCGCAGAGAAGGAGTGCGGACTATGATTACCTCCAGTGAACACTCGCGCCGCATGTCCTCCGAGCTGACGGATCGCCCGGAAGGCAGGACCGCGCCGTATCAGGTTGAGCGCGGATGCTGGCCGCCGACCGTGCATGACCGGATCGTGGCGAGCGGTGGGATAAAGAAGCTGAAGAGGAAGGCGGCGGAAGGACTTGAGGGAGAGGCGAAAACTTGAACAAACCAACCTGGGTATCCCTCTTTGCGGGCGGCGGCGGGGCCGACCTCGGCGCAATTGCGGCCGGATTCCAACCGGTCGGCGCGGTGGAGTGGAACGTATTGCCGAAACTCGGCGGTCCGGATGCGATTGCCAGCGCATACGCAGACAACATCGGAGATCACGTGATCGTCGATCGTGTCGAATGCGCTGACCCTACTCCCTTTGCCGGCGTCGATGCGCTCTGGGCCTCCCCTGTGTGTACAGCGGCTTCTATCGCCAATCCGAACCGGGGGGAACGCGAGATCGACATACGGGCCGCGCAGGGCGTCTGCAATTGGCTCAGAATTGTGCGGCCAAAGATATTTGTCATGGAGAACGTGACGCAGTACCGGGTGTTCGAGGCGTGTAAGCTGATTGAGCGATGCCTGTCCGAACTCGGATACTTTCACACGGCGAACAATGTAAATTCGGCCGACATGGGCGTTCCACAATCACGCCGCCGCTTAATTATTCGTGCGGTTCGCGACGGGCTTGTACCGCCGTTGCCGCAGCCGGTCAAGCACATCGGCTGGTATGCGGCGATAGAGGATTTACTGCCGGGGTTGAAGGACAGCGAGTTCGCTGACTGGCAACTTAAAAGACTTCCCGCCGAGTACAGCACGACATTTGTGGCCGATATGTGTTCAACCGCAAGAGACGCCACTGTGAGGCAGACCGACGAGCCCATATTTACATTGACAGGCGCTCAATGTGGGCGGCGTGCAGCCAGTCAACCCCGCGCCTTTCTCCACATGACCGGCAACACGCAGCTCGCCAATCCGTCCGGCACGGGTGTGCTCGAAAAGGAATCGCCGGCGAATACTGTCAACAGTATGGGCGGCGGGACCTATCCCCGCGCCTTCCTTGTCGCGCCTAACTCCAACGAAAAGAGTTGGGGCGACAATCAGCGAGACGGAGAGGAACCGGCTTTTTCGGTCGCAGGGAATGCGCCGGGACGTACAAGGGCGTTTCTTGCCAACGATCAGTCGGGCACGGATCACGGATTGCAGACGCCGGACGGAGACACGCCCGCGACGACCGTGCGCGGCGGGGGAAGTCCGCCGAGGGCGTTTCTTGCCAACGGAACGACAAACAACAGAGGCGAAGATATGACGACGGCGGACGCCGACGAGCCCTGTTTTACGGTAGGCGCGAGCAGTACGAAGCGGCCGGTCCGGGCATGGCTCAGTCAGGGCCGCGTGGTCATGCTCGATATCCGCTGCCTCGCGCGGTTCCAAACGTTCCCGGATTGGTACAGACTGCCGGAGCGGAGACTGTTGGCGTCCGCGATTATTGGCAATGCCGTACCGTGTCTGCTAAGTCAGAGGATAATGGAAGGACTCCGCGACTGCCTCTAACTAATTCAACTGTTGCAAAATATGCAACAGCTCAACCAGGGGCGTCTGCGGACTTGGAAGGAAGGTTCATCGTGGTCGTCACGGTCACAGTGTCCGGCGTGACGACGGGCGCGATTGGCTGAGGCACCCCGGCGCTCGCTGCGTGCCTGAGCATTTGAGCTAACATCACGGCATGAGTGCGCTTCACCATCGCGATTGACTCGGCGGCGAGAATTACGTCATCGATGATGGTAAGCTCGTTAAACTGACCGTGACCCTCCCCGTCCCCTTCGCCCTTCTTGCTGAGGTTGGTCGATCCGCAGAGGACATACCTCTCGTTGATGATAAAAGTTTTCCGGTGAGCGATGTCTCCTGAAGGCGAAGTACCGACTGCAGTATCGGTAGCCGGTTGGCCGAGCAGTGCAAGCGCAAGCGGGTGCTCACCTCTGCCGGCTTCCTGGGTCTTGTCCAGGCACACCATCTCGTAGATATCCGGATTCTGTGCGATCTCAATAATCTTGGCCTCCACGAGAGGGTCGTCGAATCCAAACATCTCCACGTAGAGCGACCCTGTGACCGCGTTCAGGCACGTCATGATGGCCTCGTGCACAGGTTCCCACGGAGCGAAGAACCTCCTGATATTGGTTGGGCGGCCGAGCGGGGGCGACTTCAAGATGTCAAGCTGCTGGAACAGATCCGCTGCAACAACCGGCCCGATGACTGTAGACATGTTGGAATTCTCCTTTGGTGAGTTATTCGAACTCTTCGAATAAGTCGATGAGTTGGGATCGGCAAGAAAAGAGCCGCCGAATACTCGGCGGCTAAAATGAACGATGTACGCGATAGGAGTAGACGCTGAGATTATACCACGAGAGCGCCCGGATTCGGACCGGAACCGGCGGGTTTGGAGTCCGCTGCGCTACCGTTACGCCACGCCCTCATCACTCCTGCCAAACGTCGATACTCTCTATCACAGCCGTTGCGGGCAATGGTGTACCAGTGCCGATCGGGTCGAACGACCGTGCGTCGGCGGCCTGGTTGAAATAGAGAAACTGTGCCACATTCGGCACGTTGGCCGTAAGCGCACGGACACACTTTCCGTCAACGTACCACTTTACAAACGCCGCACTCCACCAAACTGCGTAGGTATGGAATTTGCCGTCCTCCAAATTGGACGGGCCTATCATGCGCTGCGTCATGACCGGCTGGCCGTGCGCCCCGACCCACCACAACGTCTCGTAGTTATCAAATGGGTATCTACTGAGGCTCTCGATTACATCAGTCTCCGGCGGCCGAGTTCTCACTCCTCGCAGCCAGAAGCCATCCCAGATCCCGCCGACCCTACCCTCCACAGGGAATTTCAACGTGATCTGAAACCAGCCATAAAGCTGGGAGAAATGCCCTGCACTTGAGATCATGCCTGTTGTGTACGGAATGCCGGCAAAAGAGCTCGGACTGTCAGCCGCCGATCGCGTCGTAATCGCAAGGCCGCCGGCCGTGATACTTACATTATCCGGGGTGTAATAACCTACCTCGTTCGCCCCGCCGTGTGTCTGAAAGCCGCCAAGCCAGGTCGTCGACCACTTGGTTGCATCGAGAGCCGTGTCAGTCGCGAAGTTATCTGAGAACGTCAGTGTCCAGGGGCCGGAAGTTGACGGCGCGCCGAGCGGCTGAGGCGCCAACGATTGGGCCACAACCGGCTCCTCGCAACCTCTCATTGCCAACATAGCCGCAAGCGCGATCAAGACGACGGCGAAGTTTCGGGTCACTGTTTTCAATGTTCGTCCTCCACAAGGCGCGGCATGTACTCTGACGTGCCGCAAGTCAAGCCTGCTTTAGCCGGGGCTTTCCGTGACCTTGGCCGTATCCCCCGTGTACTTAGGCGGACGCGCCGAGTTCTGGTTGAGCGTTAATCACCGTATCGGAGTTAGCACTTGTGCCACGACGTAATTTCCGCTGACGACCTCCCCGGTCATGAAACACTCCCTAACTGCCTGTTCGCGCAACCGTTCAAATTCGGTTTCATTTACGACGGGACAGCCGTCTACATGGGTAGGTTGCACCCATGTACGAACGATCTTGCGGCCGTGGACAAATAGCCGTATCAGGTTGATAATGGGCCTATCCCTGTACAGTTCTACTGGCCACCCAAGTTTGTCAAGCACGATCATGCAATCCACCCTTCGCGTGGGTCAGTTGACCGGTCAGGCATTAGGCACTCACTTCGACTATCTGGAAATGGAACAGGCAAATCGGACAATCGAAGTTATTCTGCCCGCTCGCTACCAGCGGTCCGTGTCCGTTCGGGCACATCTCTTCGGCAATCAGCCGGTCATGCTTTACGAATTCCTTCGCCGTCGCCAAGTCCTTCTCCATGTCGCCCGTCAACGGAAAGCCGATTCTATGATGCTCGCAAATGTCCTCCAATTCCTCTTGGGCAAGCATCATGCGGAAGTTATCGCGGCCGACCTTGCCAATTTGGAGGTATAGCATTCGGCCATCTTCCAGCATCATGTTGAGCGTCCATCCGTGTTCGCCAGCTTTGGGCTTGCGCCCCTTGGCTTCAGGGTGGCAGTCGGTTTTCAGATAAAGCGGCTCGGGAGCGATGGTATCCATGCGTTATTATACATTCCGCCCGTTTGGTATCATTAGCAGCGCCGCTATGATACCGGAGTATTGTTATACTTCTCCAGGTTTAGAATCTTGCGACTCGACACCCTCTTCAACAAGAGTATCGTGGACTTCATCCACGTGCTCTTCTTGTTCGATCTCTACATCTTCGTTTGTATCAGTATTATCCACTTTTGTTTATTACTCCTTCAGATAGCTCAAATGGAGTGTCTGTTACGGTTCGATACTCGCCTGCTTGAGGAGCATTCATGACATAAAACGCATTCGTTGCGTCTATAATCGGCTTAAGCGCATTAATTAGACCGATCAACGCGTTCGTTGCGTCCATCACCGGCTGAAGCGCACTGGTTAGATCGATCAACTCCTGTGCACCCATGTGCTGGGATACGTCGATCGGGGTGATGTCCCGTTCCGTTGTTGGCTCTGACTCGTTGTTTCTATGAAAGAATACCATGGCTTTCTCGAACCTCTTTGTTAAACCCGGCTCGCCTATCCGCCTTATTTGCCCGGAGGGGCTTATTCGGCGGACCCGTTCCTTGAGAGAACGAGGCTTTACAAGAGGCGAGCCGGATAGTGGTTACGCCGTGACCTTCTCCGCTTCGGCATACGCGAGCGAGATAAGTCCCGCCAGCTTGGACTCCGCGAATGTCTCAAGCTCGGTCACGAACGGCCGCAGGAACGGCGGTAGAAGCGCCGACAGTAGGCCAATCAGTTTCGGCAGAGCAACCGTTACGGCCGTTGTCACTTCAGCCTCGGCCGCGCCCTGATGCGCTTCGAGATAGTCATGCACCTGTGCCTTCGCCCAGTCGGCGATGTTCGTCAGGTACTTTTCGTTGAAGAGATCGGCCTTGATTTTGGCCTCGACTGTTTGCAGTTCCGTGGGCATAGATTAGTCTCCCGTGAGCGTGCCGAGCACTGAGGTGAAGGCCGCCGTGATCGAAGCGCCGCCCTCGACTGCCTCCGCAACCGCTACAAACGCCGCTTCGACCGCCACGACGGTCGGGTTGGTCGTTTTAACGTCGCCGGCCAGATTGATAGCGACCTGCAAGAGCGCCTGTTCAGTCGTTAGGCCCGAAGCGATCCCTGAAGCGATGGGGTTGAGAACGGCCGTGATCTCGCCGCCGATCTTCGTTCCGAGCGCCTGGTCGATGCCCCAATCTACGAGCGTTTCTTCAAGACCCGTGATCTGGATTTTTGCCATCTGAGAGTGTTCCATTCTCCCGCTCATCGACGGGAATGGTTTGAAATCGCCGCGATTGGTTGGCCCGGCTAGGACCAATCGCGGGACGGGCAGCGATGAGACTGCCACGTGTGTTAACGCCAGTCGCCTACCATAATGATCCACCGATTGCCGTTTCGCTGAATGCGCATCCGATTCTTGGCGAAAACTCCGTTGCGAGCGTACTGCCAAGCGCGGATACGAGCGATCCAAAGATATCTGTAGCCAATCTTCTGGTTCGCGGTATCAGCGCCCCCTAAGCGCTGTGCGGCTCGCAGAAATCCGGGCCGCTTTTAGTTCCATGCCTCCGATTATACCACGCCGCGCGTGATGCGCCAGCCGCCGCCTTTCCCGGTTGTCTCGTCAGAATCGCAGTCGATCCCGAACAAGGAGAAGCTAGGACCCTGCACGATGTTGGCTTTCGGCTTGAACGCCTCGTAGCCGGGGAAGGCGGTCGATTGTGAGAGCCACGCGAAATGCCCCGTCCCGGCGTCTAGGATGTGCTGGCAGACGATTCCGCTGCCGTACGGCCCGGTGAGCAATCCCGCGTCTTTCAACGCGTCGTGGATCGGCCCAGCGTAGTCGTCCAGGCGCCCGAATGAATTGGGGCTCATGTCATAGTCAACGGCATAATAGTACGGCACGGTGAGATCGGTCGGCATCGTGAGGAGTTTTGCGCTGGCTATGATCTCATGCGCGTCGGTCTCCCCCTGCTCGCTCGTGAAATAGTCGTCGGAGGTTGGGAAGCCGTTCTCGTAGACCATAACGATTTCGAGCTTAGCGGAGATGCGCTTGGCGAGATCCAATGTCAGCGGAACCTTGAATTGCGAGGAATGGAATCCATAAAAAGCAACCCACTCGTAACCCGCTGCCACGATCTCGTCAAGGCGGTCGGCAACCAGATCGGGCCTATAACAGTCGAATCCCCTACCCATAATATACCTCACTCCTTCTATAAAGTCCGCGATCGTTATCTGCGGTAAGTGTACCCCAAACTTGCTCGGCCAGCCGCCGTTGGTCAATTCCCGTTGTTCCGCGCCACGTCCTGCAGGAAGCGCACATGTTGCTGGAGTGTCTTAAAATCCTCGAAACCAGACAGGCACGTTCGGTTGACCGATGCCCAGCGGTCCGTACATTCCTGGAGCTCCTTCTGGCAGTCGGTGAGTGAATCTGTATACCGTTCCCGCTTTGCCTCGCGCCGGCCGGCCGCCTTGACCGACCATATCGTAGCTAAGACCGCCCCAATGCCGGTCGTAAGCGCAATCACGCCGTCCCAAAATCCTGCCGACATATTCCGTTACCTCCAATCCGTAACAGTCACCTAGTGAGCGGGAATACTATCTCCCCTTTGAGATTCCGTTATGTTCGGCGTCAATCGCTCGACCGTCTCCTTGGCTACCTCCTGCTCGCAGCGCGTGTACGCGGCGAACCGGAACGACACCCACATATGCAACATACCGAGCCCGAACGGCAAAGTCGGGGCCCCCCGAAAGTGAAGCGAGACGGCGCGAACCCCGATGTAAAACCATATCGCCATCGCAAAGGCGCCCGCAATAAGCCCGATCCATCCGAGGCGGCGGGCGAGTGTTTCGCCGCTCTTTGCCGCAACGGGAGTCGAGTACCTTCCTTCGACCGGATGGTAGAACGCCACAGCGAACAAGCAGATCGCTATGAGCAGCAATACCCCGGCCGCGAGCTGATGCCCCTTCGGGCTGAACGGCATGTAGGCCGCGATCTCGGCAAGCCACGGCCAGTTATCGAACGGGCTATCGATCCGGTTTCCGTCCTGCGGCCAGAACATCGGCCCGGTGACAAAGAGGGTAAGGGCGGCCAGTGCGAACACGAGCGACTCGATCTTGGCGTCCTGGATAATCCATTTCAGGCGAGCGGCGGCAAATTGCAAAGCGGTCTGCTTAGACGGTAACATAGGCGGCATACGGGAATCTCCTCTCAGGGATTGTACCGGAAATTGTTGGCGGGAAGGGTTGACATATCCGTGCCATGGTCGTATAATAGTCGCATCACACGATTGCGAGGTTGCGCATGAAAACGGTCACTGTTAGTTACCTGAGATACAATCTGGGCGCGATGTTTCACGAGATGAAGCATCACAAGGCAGAGTATCTTATCACGCACGGTGGCAAAGAGATCGCTCGGCTCATGCAGCCTTCGGACGTTACAGAGATCATGCCCGACGGCTCAATCAAGGGACCGCTCGGTATCCTAGAGCGCCGGATCGAATATCCGTGCAAGTACTGCGGCCTCGAATGCACGCCCGAAAGCTCGATCAGCCTTGCGGATAGTATGGCTCATATCAATTGCTATAGGAATTGGTGTTACCGGAAGGATAACAATCCCGATGACCCCGCCAATCCGCCACAACCCAGCCCGCGCAGGATTCAGGAAGAAGCAGGATGAGCCGACAATGACCTTAGAGCCCACGCGCCCCGAACAGGAGAGATGAATGTTAGCTAAACCTGATGCGCCACCCGAATCGACCGTCCTGGGATATATTGCTAGTTTGGCCCAGCGATTCCTTGGCAAACGACACTTCTCCAAAGAGCGATCCTGCGCCTTCACGGGCCACGAGCTTGCCGAGATGATGTCGGCCGAGGCGATTAAGCGCGGTCTGCCACTTGGAGCAGAATTCGTTGTACGCGTAACGTTTCACGGTCTGTGCTCCGGTAAGGTTGTCGGCGTGCTCTACTGGGACACTATCGAAGCCGCCCAGCCCGTAGAAGGGAGCCCCGAATGAGCACCGACGCGAACGAAAAAGTCCGCGAAAAGCTCGGCATCGACCCCGAGGCGGACGTTGCGTACTACGCGATGGAGTCTGACGAAAGGACTCCGCCAATTAACAGTTCGGCCCTCAGACAAGAGCTTGAGGACAATAACGCCGACCTGCGCTACATCGCACTTCAGGCCATCGATGCTCTTGAGCACGCGGAGAGTTTGCTCGAAAGGGTTATTAACGACACTCCTCTGTACCAAAAACCTGTGCAATACTGTGGCGAAGGAAATTATCACTGCCTCTCTTGTCACAGGATCGCTGACCGGCCTATACTGGTAAAGGAACTGCATGACTTCCCGCACGCCGACGACTGTCTGGTGGCTAACCTGTTAGCCTGGCGCACATCGCGGGAGGAGTCCAATGAGTGAACTGACGCCGATTGAAAGAGCCGTGCTGCAAGCGGTTGCGGAACGCCCGAACCTCTCCGAGAAAACCTGTCGGGCATTCGCTGCGCTTACATGGGACGAAACCAAGTTGGTCTTCAAGAGTATGTGCTTTCGAGGCTATATCGGCGCGGCGACTAATCCGCAATCGGACGACTACGACTTAACCGATCTCGGCCGGGCCGCGCTCAGGGAGTATAAGGAAACCAAATGACCGAAACACCAACAATCAACCCGGAACGCCTCGCGCAGTTTGAGGCAGTGTCCCTGAAAATAGGATCCCACCTTCCGCCCAACCAGACAACTCACACCGAACTTGAGATGTGCGCTCTCGAGGCTGCCGCGTACATCGCAGGCGAGCCCTGGTCTCATGCGCCTCATTGCGTGTGTCGCGTAATAACAGCACTATTCGTTGCTATGAACGATTCTCTTCCGAGCGATAAAGCCAGAGACGCTTGGCTCAAGCCGTTCATCCCGCGAGTTATCGGCACAAGAGACCACAGTAAAGAGCCGCCACGGATGTTACTGTGCGCAGATTATGCCGTGCGCAGATTTGCAGCCATCGAACTCGAAAATGAAAAGCTGATGGCTGAGGCAAAAGACCTGCGAGATTTGCCCGAGATTATTAACTTGTCTTCAGCCAAGTACGCCGTCAGTTGCACTGCCCCGTACAAAACATGGAGCGCCTGCGAGTACGCGCGGTACTCCGCATTCTACGCAGCTGAGTACATATCAAGGTACGACAGAAATAACCTCGATCACACCGCTGCTGCTGCGCACGCACGCAACGCCTGTAAGTACGCCGCCAAGTCCGCCAAGTACGCTCGATTGTGCAACGCCGAGTCCGCCCGACTGGCCTTTGCGGAACTTGTGGAGAAGATGCTTGCTGTCTAAGGAAGGATTAGAACCAATGAAACTCCTCACTGCAATCTTCGCCCTCTGCCTGCTTTCGGCGAAGGCGTACGGGCAAGCGCCGTCCAGTGACGCAACTATGGCGGAGGGCGTTATGCCTCTGGGTGACAGTATCACTGAAGGCTACGTCGGAAGGCCCGACAATTCCCCTGGAACGCACACGCCTGGTTATCGCGGGCCACTTATAACCGATCTCAAAGTTCGCGGAATCTCGATTGATTACGTCGGCGCTTTGACCGATTCTTTTGGAATGAAGCACGATGGCTGGGACGGCTTGCGGATAGATCAAATTGACGCACACGCGAAGGCCGACGTGCTCAGGTTGCAACCGCAATCGGTAATCGTATTGGCGGGCGCTAACGATCTTCGGGAAGGGGCAAGCACTGCGACCGCCGAATCCCGAATGAATACTCTGATTGGCGACATCTTCCGAGCCGATCCGAACGCCACTGTGTACCTGTGCTCATTGGTTCCGGTAGGCCACAACGCGACCAACAAACTGTTCACGAGAGCGCAGGAAGAGACTTTCAACGCGATACTGCCTGGAATTGTCTCGCACTGGGGCGCGCTAGGCCACACGATCTATTTCGTGGACATATACCACGATGCAGGGATTACCACGGCTGACCTAAGCGATGGGCTGCACCCGCTTCCTCCTGGATACGCGAAGATTGCCGATACGATCTCGGCCAAAATGGCCTCACACTAGAGCGCCCCAATTCGATACCACGGATCATAATAAAGGCTCGTTCCGGTGTCGTTGTAGGTGCCAAGGTTTGCGTTTTGTGCCAACAGGTTGAGAGAACTGTCGTTGAAGTTTTTCAGAACCAGTACGTCATCGAAGTATAGGCTGATGTAATTACCCGCCGTCGAGCTGGGCAGTATAACCATCCGTATCTTGTGCAACCCGGTGTCGTTGGCGGGTCCGGTGCCGGATGCGATTTCTGTCAACGTGCCCGCCACTTCCTTGTATAGGCTGCAGCCGCTGAACGCCCCGGAATTCCACACGAATACATAGGCGTTGTAGTTACCGCCCGAGATGTATCCAATACCGAGGCCCGTGTTGCTACCTGCGCTCGACTTCTTCAAGTACGCCTGAAACTGTATCGCTGTGGCCGATGTGAGGGCGAAATTAGTTGTTCCGAATACAGGATGCCCAGCAGTTACTGCGACCTGTACGCTGTTATCCGACTGAACCGAACCCGAGACATTCCATGCCATATTGCCGTTACCAGGGGCGACACTTGTCCCCGCCGCCGCATGCAGCACGCCGCCGAACTGCGTCAGCACCGTCGTGTTCGGCTGGGTCGTTGAAGAGAAGGTGAGCGCCATCGTCACGGCGTTGGAGGTCGTCGTATTGACGGTCGCCGAGACAGACGTAAGCGGGATAAGCTCGGGCGTCGTAGAAGTTGCGCCCTGAACGATGATCGCCCCGTCAAATCGAATCGTTCCGGAGCTGCCGGTTGTCAGCACGGTTCCGATGATGCGTATCTGCGCCGGACCACTGGACAGCGAAGCCGCCATAGCCGTAGCCGGGAACGTCGCAACCGCCGTTCCGCCAAAATCCAGTTCGTACGTCACATTCGGCAAAGACAGCGCCGAACTGGTGATCGAGAGCGCACCGATGAACTCTATCTGCTGTCCGACCGCAAGTTGATTCGCCGGGATCGTGCAGCTCGGCGACATTGTGAAGGACTGCTTGGAAGTGACCGTGTTGGTGAGGGAGGAAGTCGAAGTGATCGCAAATAAGAGCTGATCGCCTGCGGCCAGCGTGTTGAGGGAAGTGTATACCAACAGGCCGCCGGTGGCAACGGGGACCTGCCCGGCAGTGCCGATCGGGAACCGATTCAGCGCGCCGGACCCGCTGCCCATCAAGAGGTCGCCTGCCGCTATCGCGGAGATCGCCTGACCGCCCACCTTGGCGACCGTAGCGGCGACCGAGCCGGAACCAGTTGCCGTCACATCGCCCGTGAGAGCGGTTATCCCGCCACCGCTGCCGTTCGCCGCTGCCGTGATGCGCCCTTTTGAATCGACCGTTAGGTTTGTGCTGGTGTAGTTGCCGGGGGTAACTGCTGTATTCACAAGCGTGACGGCCCCTGTGTTCGACAGCGTAGCATCTCCGCTCACCGTCGTGGGGGCATACGCCGTGCCACCGGCATTACCGATTGGAATCTGCGCGGATGTCGGAACTGTCGAAGAACCTGTTCCCCCGTTCCCGGCCGCGAGAACGCCAGTCGTCACATCGGCCACGGAGAGCACGGTAGGATTTGGATACGTGCCGCCGAGGTCGCCGCCCGCGCTTCCAGTTGGTGTCCGTGAGTTGGATAACCGCGTATCGTTCGCAGTCACTACGTGAGAAGCAGAAGTGTCAGAGGATGAGGATTCGAGCTGGACAACTCCGGTTGCTGCAGTGGTTGCGGCGTTGACGGCCAGATTGACAGTTTCATTACCTGATGGCGTTCCGACTGCGCTTGTGAGGGGGAGCGTAACGTCGATCTTTGCGTTCAGGTATCCCGGCGTCGTATCGGAGGAGTCGACTAAGACCTTGTGGTCAGGCGCCGTAAGCTCGAACTCGCTATCGGCGGCTTTGTAAGCGTAGTACTCGCCGTCCGTGGGAGCGCCTGGTTTGAGCGGCACGTTCTCGAAGCCCTGCACGGTCGCAAGGCCTGTGTCCGACAGGGCAATGTCCCCCGAGACATTCTCCCACTGGATGAGATCATTCGGGCCGCTGAAGATAGGAATCTGCGCGTCTGTCATTGGAGCGCCCGCAATCGGCACTCCGAAGATGGACTGCGCATCTGTTGAAGCGGGAGTTGAGGGAGCCGAGGGGCTAGGAGGAGCAGGCGCATTGCCGCTTGTGCCGCCGGAAGTATCTGCTTTGGGCGGAACGACAGGCACACCCATTGGCCGCTGCTTCATCTGCGGATTGGGTGTGGGCTTCGGCGCAACGATCGTTACCTGGGGCGGCTGCGGAGGTCCGGGCTGCGTGGGGTTATTCGCCACTAATAGACTTTCTTGGCGCGGCCATAGCCAGCGGAGGATGCCGAGCCATAGCCGCGCGGGGGAGTGACGCGACCCGCAGATTTCTCGGCCGGTCCTTTGTCTACCCTTCCCGGATAAAGCAGACTCGCAACGCCGGTCGAATGGATATTGCTTGCCTGTGGGTATCCAGCAGGCTTCAGGAGTTCGCGCAAGCCGGGGTACTTCGCCATGCTCGCGCCCAGCAGTCCCGGCTGGATACGCGCGACTCCCTTCGGGTCAGTTGCGGATGCCACGTCTCCGAAGAATCCGCCTCCAGGAACAGCTTCGGACAGCACGCCGCCAAGTATCTTTGAAACGCGCTGCCATCCGGTAGTTTTCGATCCCGGTTTTGCCGTCGCCGCACCCTGAAGCGATTCCATATTCTGCGATCCGTATGTGAGCGGCCCCATAGCATCCGTGAAGGGCGCGAGGAAGTCATGGTCTTTGCCCCTGATATAGAGGTATGTTTCGCCTGCCAGCTCGACAGGAAGCGCCACGGCCCCGCCGACACGGTTTATCTCATACCGCTTGCCGTTCCAATTGATTGAGCCGTTTTCGTGCGTAGCGCGGTCCGGTGGATTGAGGATGCCTGCCTTAGTTAGCACGGTGCCGACAGTCGCCGCTAAGCCCCCAACGGCCACGCCACGCGCGAGTTGCCGGGTTGCGTGCTGCCGCGCTCGGAAAAGATCGAACGGGTCTTTGCCATCGGCGTACTTCGGCATGAGGGATCTGGCATAGTTCCATGCACCCTCGGGAACGCCCAGCCCGGAATATTCCAAACCTCGGCCTGCAATGTTGAGCGGGGTCGTTAAGAACGGAGCCATGACAGCTTCGGCGGTCGAGCCGACTCCTTTAATCCCCGAACTTTTCTCCACGACTCGGTCGATTGTCTTTGCCCCGCTATGAACGCCCGAGGCAATCGCGTTCTTATTGGACACAAGCTGTTCGTGCGCATCCTGCAAGGAGGCCGCTTTCACGCGCGGATCGTTCAAGTAATCCGTGTATTTTCCGCCCTCTACCTTCGCTAGAAGCCGGGCGTTGTTCAGCGTAGCGCCCTCTTCGGCAGCCCTACCGAGAATGTGCGAGATTCCCCCGTGGAAGCGCAGGGAAGGCCGGGCGAACGCGCCGTACAGGTTGTGCGCGGGCAGTGGCTCGCGAACCAAGGAGTTCCCCTCGATATCGTCTGGCCGGTAGTATGGCGATAATCCCCGCAATTGCGCGGCCGTCGTTCCTTCCCGCATGATCTTGACGGCGCCCGGAACGGCCCGGGCCCCCGCCTTGATAGCCCGTCCCGTGTCGCCGAGGTTAGCTGTCGCGTACTTTCCGCCCGTAATCGCCGCGTGGACAGGATCGACCAATCCACGCTCGACAGCCTGCATCCCAATATGGGAAGCCGTGTACATGCCTGCGATGTGCGGAGCGGATAACAACCCCCCGCGCAGGCCATAGCGCACTTTGTCGCCGGGCGCGACCGGCGAGTGCTTGTTATAAACGTTCCCGAGCCTATGGAAGTCCCCTGGATCGGCCTTGTCAAGATCGGTCATCGCCGCGTCGTGTTTTTGCCACGCTTCGGCCGTTTGATTTAACGTCAATCCGTCCTTCGGAGATAATTGGTTATGCAGCAATGCACGCACAAGTTCCTTGGCGTCCGAGTAGCCGAGGTTGCCGTTCCGCACGTCTTTTACCGTATCGGTGAGTAGTTTTGAGACATCGGAAGGATTACGGCCGCTTCGGGTCCTTTTCAAGTCGTCAAGATGCTGCGCGATCACGCGCTTGTCATGTTCGGTCATCTGCCCTTCGCCCAGAGCCTGCTTGCGCAGGTTGTCAACGGCCGCGGCAAGTTCGGGGTCGTGTTCGATCCGATATCCAAACTCCGCAAGGTTCTGTGCCGACATCCGCGTTTTGAGCGCATCGTAGACAGGATCATCTTGCGGGCGAGTCGGCGGAAGGTCGCTCGTGTGACCTTGCAGTCGTTCGGGCTTCGCGCTTGGAACGGCGCCCCTACCGGAAGGTTCGCGCGTTGAAGGCGGTCGCTGGAAATCCTTGGCGACACCCGCGAGCCGTTTCGCTTCGATTGCTTCAGGAGTGTTCTTCGCGGCTTCAGTCGCCGCTTTTCGCGCCTCGCTTGCTGCGCTTGTTGTAACCCTCCGGGCTTCGGCAACTAAATCAGTGACCGCCTGCAAGCTCGCTGGTTGCGGCGTGCCGGGCTTGACCAACTTGTTCGCGCGATAAGCCCCTACAAGTTGGTTGGAGTCCTCAGGAGTGAGCGCGTCTCCCTTAATCAGTTTCGCAATGATCGGGGATACAGCCTTACGGAATGCTTCAGCTTGTGCTTTACCGCCGAGTTTTTGCGCCATGCCTCGGTCAAATACTTGATCCGGCGTGAGCACTCGCGGAATAGGTGGAGTCGCTGCCCGTTTCGCCGCCGCCGCCGCCTTCATAGCCGCTTGCCTGACCGGCTTGTTCACTTCATCCGAGATGTCCTTCAGGAGCTTTTTCGCCCCCGCGGACGGCAACGGCTTCGACCGGGCCGGCGTGTTGCGGAACCTACTCTCCTCAATCGCCATGCGCTCATCGGGCGTAATCTTCGACAAGTCGCCTTTCAGTATCTTGCCGAGCAGATTCCCGTGAACAGGATGATCGTACATCTCATTGAAGAAGTTGGCCGTCCCGACCGCGCCCATCGTATCCCGCAGCTCATCAGCCAGTACGCCGTTGGCTGCCGCCTTCTGCCGCTGGCCGAGCTTTGCCTGTGCATCTTCCCGCGTGCGAGCATAGACCAACTGCGCTTCATCATCCGTCAATGGCACGTGTGCGCGCATGGCGTTTGCCCAATCGCCGAACGAGCGCAAGCCGCCTTCGAGGTAGTAGCCGCCGAGTTTCACCAGATGTGGCATGGCCTGCGTGAGTGTGCCAAGCCCGAGGAACGGATCGGCATGGGCGCGGCCGGTTAAAGCCTTCAGTCCCGCGAGTGCCTGATCTCGCACATCTTGAGTGTAAATCTTGTTTTTGGTTCCGAATCCCGGCCGGTCGGCCCCGGAGGGAGTGCGGACGCGGGTGCGCACCTTCGGGATAGCGGGCGGAGCAGGCTTAGGTTCTGCCGGAGTCGCTTCGTTCACGAGCCGCTGCTTGACCTCCGTAGCCGCTTTCGCCGCTTCAATCGGGGACACGTTATTTATGAACGATTGAAGCGTTTGTCCAGCGTGCCGGGAAACGACCTGATCGGCCGCATGGGTCACATTCCGATCCTCGGTTGCCTTGTCTAGCGCGGCTTGCGTCTCGGGAGTCGGATTATCAGCATGCGCGTTCTGCGCCTCTGTCATGCGCGTTTGAGCAAGCGTAGCCTGTTCCCTAATTGCGACTGCATGGAGGTTCGGATCGACGCCATGAGGGGCGTTGTAGGTTACACCGCCGTGCCCATTGTCAGTCCGCAAACTGGCGATGAAGTCTGGATTATAGCCGAGTGCCCGAGCGCCCACCATGACGGTCTGCCCGTTGATTTTGTCGGGATAATCGGGATGCTTCACGAACTCATCAGCCGCCGCCGCTACCTTGGCGTTGTCCTCTGGCGAGAGTCCGGTATGGCCGAGATTTATCGAGCCTGCCATGGCAGGCTTGGCCTTCGGAGGAGTCTGCTCCCCCAGTGTCGGCAAGTCCGCTGCGGTCGGCTTCTGCCCTGTTGCATATTTCGCATGAACCCTGAGCGCAGCATCGTGGACGGCCCGAAGATGAGGCTTGATTGCATCTCCGAATTCGGAGATCATCTCCTTTGACCAATCGGCGAAGTCAACGACACCCTTGGCAATCGTCGCGGCCCCGTACCGAACAAAGTGGTAAACGTCCTGGGGATCGACGCCCGAAGTCAGTTTGCCACTGTTCTTGGCGAGTTGGGCCTTTGCATCGGCGGCTGTTTGTGCGAGTTTTTCAGAAAGTGATGGCCCGGCCACGCCGTTTTCGCGCAGGTATATGGAGACGGCATCGCGCGTGCCACTCTCGGTGTTGGGTAGCTTTATTCCCGATCGTCGTTCGAATTCGGCGCGAAGCCCCTTGTTGCCCAGCGTCAAATACTCCTGCATCTTGACGATATTGTCCGTGTTCCAGGCGGCACTGAACTTCGCTTGGGCGTCTGGGTGCAATGTGTCGAATGCGGGCGCGGCTTTCGGCGTGGGCTTCTCCGGGCGCGTCGTGCCATCCATCTTCAGCGGTTTTGTCAGAGGCTTAATAGGCGCGGTTTCGACCGTATTCGCCCCTTCTGGCTCTGCATATTTCGCAAGGACGGCCGCTTTCTGAGTATTAGGGACCCCTGGCAGTGAGATCGGTGCTGGCGCTGACTGTCCATTTATCAGTCTGCCGCGATTCGGCGAATACGGAATATCGTCCCGCGCATTATTCGGACGGAACCTGAAGCCGTCGTTGAGGTTGGCCGCGCTTCCATCGGGCCTCGTGACTTTAATGCCTTCGCCGGTAAGCGAAACGTGTAGCGCGTTCGCCTGTTTGACGCCCCGGACGGTATAGCGCCCGTCGTTCGGAACTTCGATAACATGCGGTGCGGGATCGTTTTCGTGTCCTTCCTGTGTGTGTGCGTACTCACTGAGAGCATTCTTGAGAAATTCCGTCTGGCTCGGCGTCATACCGGTCTTGGCACTGACTTTCTCTGGCTTGGCGACAGGCGCAAGATCGCTCTTTGTGGGCGTGAATGTTGCGCCTGTTCCCTCCGTGATGTGAGTCTCTGCGGCAACTCGGGGTACTTCCGCCGCTAGTGGCACGTGCTCAGGTTCAATCGTCTTGGGCGGCGTGCCACTGACAGGCTCGGGAACACGAATTGCCGCTGGCTTCGGTGCTTCGATAGGCGCAACCGGCTTGCTGACACGCGCGGCGCGTGCGCTCTCCTGCGTGTCGGGAGTGTCCGGGAAGGTTATCTCACGCGCCGGACTCGCCGCAGCAGGTTCGGGGCGAGCAGGGGGAACAGGAGCGGCACCTTTGGTAGGCGGTGCTTCGACCGGGGCATGGATTGGTTCTTCGGAATGTAGTTGACTGAGAGCCGACGCTGCCTCGGCAGGAGTTGGCGGAGCTTGTGCGGGCGTGATGGGCGCGCGAACGGGGACCGGATTACGGGGAGGCATTGCGGCCTTGGCGCGACGCAGAGGAGGAACCGCACGAGCTGGAGACTCCTCGGGCGGAATTTCCGGCACTGCTTCCCGGCCGATTGCGCCGACGCCGTGAACGAGCGGAGCTAACATCATAGCCGTGCTGATAGGCGCATCCTCCATGTGCTGAAGAAATCCGTATATGGCAGGCTTGCCGGGATTGGCTGCTTGGTAATCCTGAATGGCTTGGTTGGTTTGTCGAGCGTAGTCCAGCGGGAACGTGACTAATCCACCAACGTCATGCCCAAGAGTGGACAGATAGGACGGCGAATTCTGGCCCTTGGGAGCAGGCGAGGGGGGAAGATCCTTGTACGCTGTTGCGCCGCGTCCGCGCGTAGCGTAGGGGGTCGGGCCGACATTTGTATTACCACCGCCGAGCGCATCCGCAATCATCTTGCCGCCGCTGCCTACGATGTTGTTGAAGTCCTCTTCAGCGCCCAATCCGATACGCGCAAAGTTACTACCGACACCCTGAAGGAAAGATTGTGGCCGCTGTTCGCCAATTGTCATTTCGCCGGGCTGAGATGGTATGCCACGATCCTTTTGCGACACGTACCCAGGATGCGGAACAGACCGTGCAGGAGCCCGCGTTGGGACGTTCGGCATACTGGTTGGAATTGGAACGCGAGCCGCCTGATCGAAGATGGATGGATAGGAAGACGGAGCAGGCGCCGCTTTCGGAGCAGCGGCAGGAGTCGGAGCACGAGACGATTCGTACCCGTTCACGATGTCCTGCATCTCGGAAGATGACGGCGGTGCGCCCGTGAATGGCACGTTGAGTTTCGTTCCGTCAGGCGTGTTTATGACTACGGATGGCATCTATGGTACAATCGTATAGGTAAATGCGCGGCCAGTGCGGGCCTTTATCGTCTGCGTCCTTCCCGGCAATCTCGGAACTACGGGAACCCCGGGAACCACGGCGTAACCGGGGGTCGTGAAGGGATTGACGGGACTTAGATTCGGATTGTTTAAGCTTCTCAGTGTTCTGCCGGGGGCGAGTTTGGTATTCAGCTCGTTAATCTGAGCATTATATTGTTGAGTTTTCGTCTGCGCATTGTTCAGAATAGCAAGATCACTCTGATAGGTTTGCGTCTTTTGCCAATCCTTTTCGTGCGCGTCCTGGTTCTGTGCAAAGAACGCGCCCTTGTCGGCCGCGAGTGTTCTTGCAGCTTTGGCTGCATCATCGCTTGCCTTGAGCGCATTGCTTTGAGCACCCAGTAGCGCCTTACCCGCGACCTGCGAGTTGGACGGATACGGCGTGCCGAACCATATTGACGCCGGATTGCGGTTATTGTTGTTCCACTCGGATTGAGCGATCTTCAAATGAGCCCCACTGATTGCCAGTTCCTGCGTCCGCAGGTTGAGATTGTCCTGTAGGATTTTCAACTTCGCGGGCGCTTCGGCATTCTCGGTGTTCGTGTACGCTGTTGTGGCTGCGTCACGCGCTATCGTAGCTTTCCCAACGGCAGTGCCGGTGTCGGCTCTTTGCTGCCCCGTGTCCTGTGCGGCACCTTCGATCGGGTTCTTGTCGTCCTTGCCCTGCGACAGTATCGCAGCCAAGCCAAGATCGTCGTCCGGGAAGTCGTGCTCGTAGCGCGCAAGTACGGTAGAGCGTGACGGCTGCCCGGCCGCCCACGTCGTGAAGTCCTTCGCATCTGTTGCATGATCTTGGGTAACGCGCTCGCCCGTATTCGCAACGCCGGTGATCTGCGTCTGCCCTTCGATCGGGTTCTTGTCGTCCTTGCCCTGCGACAGTATCGCCGCCAGGTCAAGATCGTCGTCCGGGAAGTCGTGCTCGTAGCGCGCAAGTACGGTAGAGCGTGACGGCTGCCCGGCCGCCCACGTCGTGAAGTCCTTCTCGGAAGCCTGCTTGCCCTTCAGGTCATTCAGTTGGCCTTCATCCTGACGGTACTGCTCGGTGTCGCCAATCGACTGTGCGCGCAGGGCGTCTGTTTCAAGTCGCTGCTGCTCAACGTCACTCTCTTTGAGATTATTTTCCCGCTGAGTCTCGGCAAGTTGCGCCTGCTGCGCTCGCTGGTTCTGGACGCGATCTGCACCGGCCTGATACCCCTGGAGAGCACTTGCCGCCGCGCCGGGATTGCCGCGTCCTGCGAGCGCCACGGCCGCAATCGGCGCGATACCCTCAACAAGCCGAAGCCACGGCGGAATAGCGCGAGGTGGGGATTGCTGTGCGGTCTGCCGCGTCGGAGCATTGATGGGCGGACTTTGTATTGGCGTTGATGGCGGAACGGCTGAAACGGGCGTGGGCGCAATCGGAGCATTCGCCACGGACGGCGGCATTGCGGCGCGGATGGGCGCTGGCTGCGGGGGAGCAGCAGTCGGCGGTTGTGTGAGCTGGGCCCCGAGCACCGGATTGCTTGGAGGGACACCCGAGCGCGCCGGACCGCGCACCTGGTCTATGACATTCTGTGCCTGGAACACATTTAGTGGAGGGCCGAACCGCGCCGAAGCCTGAGAAACTTGGATGGCGTTCGCGCCCGGATTCTGACGCACAAAGTCATGTACCGGACTGCCCGACGGCGGAATGGCTATCTGCGCGGGCGGCGGAATAGACGATTGCGGAAGCGCGTTAAAGTTTGCTTGTAACATGGTTAGAAACTCACCGCAGACGCGAACTGGGACTGCTGAGGATAGCTAAACGGTGAATACTGGGCTAGGTTGGCGCCAGACGGCGATGCCGCTGCGCCTGGAGGATTGCCGCCCGCATTGAAATTGGCGAAATACGGCGCTCCGGCCGAGACAATCGCCCCGATGTCCTGGAATCCTGCTTGCTGCTGCTGTTGCGCGAGTTGCAACTGCTGCTGCGCTTGCTGGTTGGCGTCCCCGTAGAGCGTCTGGTCAATCCCCTCCTGAGCGTTGTTCAAGCTGCCTGCCTGGTTGAAGGCGTTGTTGGCCGCGCCCGTCGTCAGGCCGTACAGCGCGGCCTTGTTCGCGTTCGCCTGATTCTGATAGTTCTCCCCGATCTGCGCCTGGATATTGGCGTTGTTGGCCGCGAGACCTTCCTGGATGGCCGCCTGTCCACCCACGGCTGCGGACGAACCCGGCGACAGTCCGCGAGCGGCCAAGCTCTCATCGAGCGCGGCGCCTGCTTGTGCAGCCCCTTCACTTGCACCCTGTTCGGCATTCGCCGTATATTGGCCTGTCTGCTGGTCGGTTGCCGGGTTCGTGCTCAGGTACTTGGCGTAGTTGTTGAACGCATTGTTGTTGGCCGCGTTGTAGTTTGCGTAGTTTCCATTCGCGATCCCGCTCATGCCGCCAATCTGCGTTCCAAGGTTATTCAGAGCGCCCATGTAGGCGTCTGTTTGGCCTGTCTGAAGGGTCGGCGCTGTTCCAAAGAATCCCATTACGAGCTCCTTATCCGACGGACTGCGATTCGATGAAGTAAGTCACGGTCGCAGTGGTTGCCGTGTTCACCCCAAGCTGACACCGGACCATGAATCGCCACGGGATATTTGCCGGAACCCGGAATCCCGTCGTGTCCGTAACGCCCGGCTTGCCGACAAATACATCGGCTGTAGCGCAGATATGCACGACCATCTGATCGAGGTTCGGATCAATGGCGTTATTGTTGGCCTGAAGCTGCGGAATGACCGCGCCACTCACAGTCATTGTCTCGGAGGCAATGACCAAAGTGGAGGGAATAGGATTGATCGAGTTGCCGAGGTTGTACGTGCCGTTCCCCCCGCTACCCGTCCCGAGGGATCCTATGAAGGTTCCTGCCGGAACGCCGGTGCCGGTGAACACCTGCCCGACCGCGAGGCCGGACGGCGATCCCGTGACGGTCATGAGGCTCCCGGCAATTGAAGCCGTGAACGTATATGTCGCCGCGATGGCTACTTGCCCGTTTTGTTCTCCTGGATTTCCGCCGTATGCAAACATGGTATGACTCCTTTAGTCGGCCTGAGTTGACGTGCCGGTGATCCAGCCGCGCACGCCGCGTAGAATAGCTTGCTGGCTAACCGAACCGGTAAGTTGAAGCGTAAGGTACTGTCCTTCGATAAGTCCGCTCGGAGCGTTCTGTGTGTAACCCTCGCCGGTTCCCGCAAGCAGGTAGGGCTGGACCGTTTTCGCTCCCGCAATTGCCGCAGGACCGGTCGGCCCGTACGTGTACGCCTGCGCAGTCGCTGTAAGCGTGCCGTTCATGACCGCTTCGATCTCCCACCATTCCAGCATTGCCAGAATATAGTAGAGAACACGCCGCTTGTAGCGGTAGAAGAAGCCCGGCCGCTTCGCATTGACCGTGATCGAGAAGGCGATATTGACTGCGCCCGAGATCGGCGTCGCGCTATCCGTCGTTCCGCTCACGAGACTCATCTGTCCGTTCGTTCCCCACAGGTACAGGTTCTCAGCCGATCCGCTGGCCGCATTGGGCGGCAAGCTCATGGCGGATGTGAACGCCATATTGAACGTGTCGTTCGGCGTTGCATCGCAGAACTGACTCCACCGCGTCCATCCCGGTCCGCTTCGGAAGTCGTACTTCCAAATGACCGAGTTCGACGATCCGCCCGGAAGCGGAACGCACACGTACATGGCCGCGTCGTGGAAGATGGCAAAGGCGTTCGCGAACGCACTGGGAATCTGGAGTGTGCCGTTCGTCGTGTTCGGGTAAAGTTGCGGCTGGATCGGAAGCCCGAAGTCCTTCAGCGGATTGTCGAGCTTCAACGGAAACTGATGGATACGGTCCGGGCCGAGGAATGCAATCTCGTTCGGAGAGATAACGGTTACGCCACGCCGCGCCACAAGCCCCACTCCGTCCGAGTACGGTAACTGCTGGATTGAGAAATTGCTCGCGTCGAGTCCTTGCACTACCCATACGCTGCGCTGGCAGAGCACGAGCAAGCCGCCTCCGAACTCGTTCCCTGCCACGACCGGCGTTCCGTAAGGAATCATCCGCACGACCGTATCAGACGGGTCAGGCGAGAGCGATGTATTGAAGCCCGCTATCGAGAAGTTCGGGTCATTCGGATTCTGAACAAGGGTCGTGAGAAGCGCGGCGCTCCCCGTGCTCGCATAGAGCCACGAGCAGTAAATTGTGTTTCCGACCGCTACCCAGTTGCGGCCCTGCCACGTCGCGATTGCCTGCGCATTCGCAGGCATAGGGTCTTTCGAGAAAGACATGAGGGCAACGCCTGTCAAGAACAAGTCGGGCGTATTGTCCGTAAAAACGCCTGCGCTGTAGGCGTAGTACGGATTGCTCGGGTCCGCGCCCATCGCAACGGTGCTCCCGATATTGACCGTTGCGATAAGCCGAATATCAGACCACGCGCCCCCTTGCCGGTAAAGGTTGTACTGAGTAGACGCCGGGTTCTTCGGGCAGTCGGACGGGATCGTAATAGATCCGGTGGCCTGCGCGAATGTCGGCAGAACCTGAACCGACGGCAGGGACGGGTTAGACTCGATATTGTTCACGGAGTCCATCTGTGCCGTCTCGGTCACGTAGTACGTGTAGGGCGAGTCGCCAATCGAGAGATTGCCCGGAGCAAGTACCGGCCCAAGCTGGAAAGCATAGTTCGGGCTGCCCCACAGGATGTTCGATAAGAAAGTGAGTTTCAGGCCCGTGATATTCTGCCGCTCGGCAACCGTGAGCGTCGATATGTCGCAGTCAAGCCCGGTGCTGTCGGCCGAGATGCTGGTTCCATTGTCGGCCAGATATGCACCGCCGCCGGTTTGCAAAAGCGTGAGCGCAAAGTTCAGGCCGGTCGTGTCCACCCCGTTCGTGCTCTGTCCGCCCCAGGATGCCACGGCGTTCGGATTGAGGCCGATCACGAGCCGGTCGGTCGTCGAAAGGTCAACTGGTGAGCCGGGGAACGTGAATGTCCAAGAGGTTTCCTGATAGTCCAGAATGTTAGCAGCGGCGCCGATGTCAGTCGTGCTCGTTGGCACGATTTGGCCCCCCGCGTTCAGACTGCTCGAACTGCTGCTAGAGGCGTTTCCGGGCGAGGTCCCCGTTAGACCGCCACTGATCGACGGGATAAAGACGGTGCTGGTCGCACCGCTGATGATCTGGGTTTGTACGGTGATTGGGTAAAGCAGCGCATTGGCGAGCCATAAATTCCCGGAGTTGGAATCGCTGGACTTAACCATCTGCACCTTAAGATAGGCGACCGTTGCGCCTGCGCCAGAGAAGTCGAACACAGTGTCGAACAGTGTTGTCGCGCCCTGGGCGGGATTGACGTTAAAGACACCTTGACCGAGGTTATTCTGATTCGAGTCGAACGCCGTGATGATGACGTTCGCGCTATAGCTGTTACCCTGTCCGTGGAACTGGCCGTCTTTTATCCCTTGGATGAGGAAGTGGAACCGGGAAGGATACAGGTTCGGGCTTTCCCCCGTGCTGCCCGAAAGCGCCGACACCGCAAGGAATGCACCCGTCGCGTCACTGCCTCCCGCAAGACAGATATTCACGGCCGCGTTTATCATGTTCACGCCGGTGCCATAGCCGGGCCCGGCACTATTCGTGACTGTCCATGCGCCGGTGTTCAGCAGGTTAGCGGTCACAATCGACGTATTGATTGCCGTAGCTTGCCCGTCAAAACTCCACTGGCTCCCAGTGTTTGCGGCAAAGAGCGTGTTCGACGTGAGCACAGCGGCCGGGGACTGCGCCGGCGCAATCATAGAGTACGCTGGATAGCCGCCCGACAGGTTTAGCCGGGTGAGCGGATGCGATCCGTCCACTAGGTACAGAAACCCATCCGGTCGGGAAGCGTCCAGACTGCCCGGAGTGAAGTTGTAATGACCGCCGCCAACCGTCAATAGTTCCGTATAACTTTGCGATCCTCTCAGCGTCTTGTAGATGCGCCCGTTGCTGTCAGTGAAGACGATCCACATATTCCCCGACGTGTCGGTAAAACTAGCAATCCCGTAACACGGGCCGCTCGGAACGGTATAGAATGTGTCGCCCTCGCTGTACCAACTGCCGGACGAACGATTGCCCGAGCCGTACGACGAACCGACCGATCCCGGCGATGAATTACTTGCGCCGAACACGCCGTTGATACCAGGGCGGCTTGGCAGCATCCCCGCGAGCAGGTTGCAGTTATCCGCCTGCATCAGATACGACGAGGCTAGGTCCTGTGGGTTCTGGAAGAGGTCCAGGCCGACGAAGCCCCTCGACTCGTCAAAAGTTGTCGAGCCAAGATTTAGATAGGGATTATCGCTGCTTGTAGGCATTGCATGAAAAAGCCCTCACTTCGGAGGGCCTAAACGACTATTTTCGCTTTGAGTTTGGGTGCAAGGGTTCGTGGACGGCTCTTTCGGGAGGCCACCCTTTCCAAATACGATATTCTACCCCATTTACAGTCCGGGCGTCCTTTGAAGATGGGGCGGTATGAACAGGCCGCGCTCTTTAACAGGCTCATGCCGCTTACCCGCCGCAACATCGCTCACTTCGGCCCGGTGCACCGCAAGCTGAAGGTCGATCTTCCCCGACACGACCTGTAAGAGCCAAGCCTCCATTATGCGCTCGATCTCCTTCGGTGTCGCCGTGAGCGGCACGAGAAGTCGGAACCTGCCGACCGCGTGCCGCTTATGCCAAACTGTGAACACGACCTGTGCGTGCTCGACGGGAATCTTGTTCTCGGCCTCGGGCGAATAAACGATCCTGTCTATGCGCCATTCGCCGCCGTTGTCTATTCTGTGAATCATCGTTACTCCGCTATGTTGGGTTGTGGAATGAGCACGCCGTCGCGATACCAGACGGTCGGCCTAACCTGGTTTGGCAACAAATCGCACGCGCCGTAGCGACTCGCGTTCCCGCACGGCTGAAGGGCCGTAGCAAAAGCGTTGAAGTTCCTCTGGTTGATATTAGCCGCATTCGCGCTGAAGAATGCGCCGTTCACGCCGGAGATCAGAAGTTGGGTGATATTGTCCGTGCAGACAAATACGTACCCGGCGTCGCTCATCCAGAGGGTGACAGAGAAAGTCATTGAAAGTGGCTGCCCGGAGATGTTGGCGTAGTTCAGCGTGACCGAATCGAAGCCGGTTGTCGGGAAGATTCCCGCGTACCGATTCATGACCTCCAGCGGGACGTACGCGCCGATCTGAAGATTCCCGGCACCGGTGAGCACTTCGGTCGTTCGGCTGTCCGGATTGACCAAGAGAGCCCCTTGGCGCGTAGTTGGGCCTGAAAGTGACGAAGAGCTTGACATTTAGGTTCTCGGGAACATCTGCTTGATGAGCTGGATTTGCGCGTCGATTGGTTCCGGCGCGAAGATTCCTGCCAGTGTAGGATCATTCTCGATCACGCGGTCGTAAATCTCTTTCACGCTGCCTATCCACTCATTTGCGCACGGCGCGATCTGCTGGGCCAACCGCTGGTTGTACATGTTCTTCTGGGCCGTTTCCCATGCCACGTAGTAACCCAGAGCGCGGAAGCGGAAGTCGTCAAGAAAAGCATCCAATGGGCTTGCGCCATTCACGTTCCCGCTGGAGTTGCCGGGGTTCGTTGTCAGCACGAGCGTGGTAGAATTCGTGACCGAGGCAACGGTGTAGTTGCCGGGCGTGACAGAGCCTCCCGACAGATAGATGATGTCCCCAGCCGCAGGATTGTTGCCAATCGGGCCGGTTGCCACGCTAAGAGTGGCCGTTGCGACCGTTGCCCCGCTGAACAGGTATTTAACCGGCTGCGGCAGGAAATAGCCGTTGATTGTGAATGTCGGCGTCGTCGCGTATACGCCCGAGCCAATGAGCGCCACGGTATCGTTGTCGGCCCAAGCGGTCGGATTACCGGTTGCAGGATCGTTCGGATACCAGCTGTACGGGCCGCGCAGATACCCCGTGTTGGTCGCCGCGAGTATCGCGCTGCCGATAGCCATCTGTGTTGGCCGGTACAAAGGACGACCGGACGCACTGGACATTGCCGAATACGGTCCCGTAGCGGGTTGACCAGCCGCACCGCTGTAATTCACGGTGTCCGGGATCGGCGTACAGAGCCTGCCGAGCCTGTTCTGCCCTTCGATCATCCACAGGATCGCCTGAATGGTCGGCGTGATCGTATACTGATCGTTCTGGCCGCCACCGCTCGGCAAGCCTGAAGCGATGAACGTGGACGGCTGCGCGAGCATCGTAAGCGCGAGGTTCCAAACGTCTTGTGTGGTATAGCCCATTTATCCCACCCAGTTCCATCCGGCCGCACCCCAATTGCCCATCCGGTTTCCAAGAGAGGGTATCGTGCCATCGCGCCGCGACTGGTTGGCCGTCGTGGACTGGCGATAGAGGTTGCGTATGATCTCGTCGGCCTGCAATTTATAATCGACTGCCCCGGCCGCGTATAGCGGATCGACCGACTTCATCTCCATGCAGCGCCGATAGCACGCGCCGACCTCGACGGCCTCGTTGTACTCTTCGTCGTCCGGGAGTGGGCATTCGTCGGACATGCTCCACCATTTGTCCACACCGAAGTAGCCGCCAACAATCAAGCCGTCCTCAACCGAATAATTCGGTACCGGAATGAGCTTAAATGTCTGCAGTCCCTCGACAATACACGCGGAAGGCACCCCCTGATAGGTCGGCCCTGTGACATTCCCACTCGCGCGCCAGTTCCAAAGTTGGTTGTCCGCCAGGGCCTCGTTCGAGGAACCAAGTGGCCAGATGTTGCCGAAACCGTCGTTTACGCAAACCGTGCTCACGTAGAACATGCGTGACGGCATCGTATACTGAACCTGATTCGCCACAACGTCTATGGTCGCGGTCCTTTGTAGGGACCACGTGAGCTTTGCAACATCGTTGGCCGCGCGGCGCACATGGCGAGGCCAAAGTTGGGCTTGTTGCATGGCCGACGTACTCAGCGATTCTCTGAGTCGAAGTTGGCCGGCGGCGATGAAGTCTGTTCCTGTCATGTTATAGCCACACTTCGATTGCGCGAACCACGTCCTCTACGGATACTCGGTGAAGACATTCGGGAACCCACTGGCCTGCTTCATCCTGCATAGCGCGGAAGCACACCGATGTGTCTGTATCGTTTTCTATCCGCACTGTCTTGTTACGCCAGCATCCGTTTCCAGGAAGTACGCCGCAAACAAGATGCCCTTCCGTGCCGAGATGGGTATGCGCGGGATACTGTTCCCAATGGCGAGGTTCACGCTGTCCCGCAAGGACTACGCACGGCCGGTTTCTACGCTGCGGTATCTCGGGGATGTCGGGAGGCCGCATTCCTTGTGCCCGCTGCGCCAAGAGAACCTGCGTACGGTACTTGTGCCGCTCTGCAACCGTGCGTGGCGCCAACGGATTAGGTTCGTCCGGAAATGGCACGCCCGCGCATAGGTGCATCGGCAACGAGATCGGGGTAAGCACGAGCGATGACCGCGAGATGACGCGGATCAGATCCCGCAGGCTCGTTTGCCCGACCAAGTTGACCACGTTCTCCAGTGCCGGGTGCAAATCTACGGCAGAACCCACCTGCACGAATGCTATGCGGTCCTTTAGCGTGTTTACCACCTGCTGGTAGCGATGGACGCTCCATCCCTTCGTAGTCATGTCGCGCTTCGTCCCGGCGTCGATCACGATGTACTTTTCCGGCAGTCCGGGCCACGGCTCACGTTCTTCGTCGGACAGGTAGAGATCGGGTCGGAACTCCTTCAGCTCGATGTAGACGCCGAGCATCTGGCTCAAGTCCTCTACGAACGCCGAGAGGAAGTGGAACGGCCGCCCGCATCCGTTCACGCCCCGACCGCCGCGCCCGTATTCGACCATGAGGTAAGGAATTCCCGCACAGCAGTTGGCTTGATTGACGTTCGGATCGCCCTTATATAGCTCGGTGATGTACGGGTTCCCGGCGAATAGGTTGTTGCCGTCGGAGAAGCGGGAATGGACGCCTATATAGTCCGTTTCAAACAAGCCGGGGTGCGTATCGTGAAGCGCCCTGATTGCGGCGGTAAGAACGACGATATCGCCTGCTGCCGTCCGGTGATCGAGGATAAGTTGCCTCATTCTCCTGGAGTGATCATGAATTCGGCCGGCTCATAACAGAGATCGTACTTCTTGGCAAGCTGGAAGTAATCGAATGGCGTCCTAGAATCGTGCCAATAGACGTTCGGAACGATCTGCTTTCGCGCCAGTCCAAGCAAGGACGCGAACCAAATGTACGCATCGCACGTCGCGGGCCTAGCGAACCTGCTTTCGCTCATCACCAGAAAATCACAGTCTGGATGATTGGAATTGTTCTGATGGCACGTCGGCTCATCCTGTGGATGGGCGAAGGCGTGTGCCTGCCGCGCCCGATGGTGATACCACGCTTCGGGAAGCGGATCGTAGTATTGATTCTGCCTCGCCGTTTCAGCCATCGCCGCGTACGCACCGCATCCTACCCATGTCGGAACGTGCATGGCGACCCACTCGGACCGAAAGCCAAAGCCAAATTCAGGGGTGTGCCCAGTCGCGGTCACATACTGCGTGGAGTGCATCAGGTTCGCAAGCTCAGAGGACCACGGACGATCCGCAATGAACCTGCGCGAACACTTCACGACAATATCGAGATTGTTTTCCTGTCCCCACCGGAGGGCTTCGGCAAAGCTGGACAAGTCCCCGACAGTCTCGACTTTGCGGTACTCCGTGGTAAAGAAATCGGCCCCGTACTTGTCGCACAAGAGGTTGAGTTTTAGCCGGTCGTTGGAAAAATCGTCATGCACGAGCACTTTTATTTGCGGCTCGTGCCGTCTGAGGCAAGCTAGGCCCGTGTCGATATATGGAACGGCTGCGTGAGTCGCCAAACAGATTCCGATCTTAGGGTTTTCCGGGATGATTGTTCTCATAAGGTTCCGTTAACTGTTAACACACTGATAACAGATAGGTTGTTTTCCGGGACTACTGTTCTCATGTGCATCCGCGCCGCAGTGTCAGAAGTCCGTTGTCCTCTTCTGAATATCGCTCGACGCTCCACTCGGGGTGTTTATATAAAAACCGTGCTATCGCCAAGTTGATGCCCTGGTCGGGTTTATCCGTCTGGCCGTGATCTCCGAAGCTGATAACATCGTGAAAGACTATGCGCTTACTGCATAGCGGCGCAAAGATGGCGAGTTCGGCCTCCACCTGCGCAGCCGTGTGCAAAGAATCGACAAGAAGCAGATCGGACTGAATACCTTCCGCCTTGGTCGTGTCCTCACAGTGGAATTCGAAGGCCACTCCGCTTTCGTCTGCAAGTCGTTCAATGGTCGGCAGGGATCCTGGTGGACTTATATCGAAACAGTCAAGAGATTTTGGATTCCCAATGAGCAGGGCGAGAGTGGATTGGTCGCCGCCTCCCGTGCCAAGCTCTACGACATGTTTTGACACACCCGCATATCGGCTTAAACACGCCAAGTGCTTCTGGATGCCCGAATCCGCGTAAACTGGTGAACAGGCAAGCTCATACCACTCTTCAAGAGTGTTTGGTACACTCTGCCCCGGATTAAGTCTCGGCATCCACTCACTGCCAGGCATATCATCAATACCTTCCCTGCCGCGCAACGTCAGCCAGGAATAGGCGCCCGTGCCCTCCCAGTGTTTCCGTTCCGTACGGCGGACTGTTCTCCCGCGCGAAGCGGTTCGCAAGTTCCACCGGCGCAAACCGAACGCCTAGCGCCTCCATATTCGCCCTGTTTTCTATACAAATCTTCTGGTCGCTCGGATAACAGGCAAACTCGGTCGCCGGCAAGTTTAGCTCCTTCAATGCTTTGAAATATCGCTGCGACTGAAGACAGAATCCCATATTGCCTACAGTATGGCCGAAAAATGGGCTCCCGATGTAGTCCCACTCCAAGAAATCATCTGTCCAGCATTTCGGATTGAGAACGAAACCGTCCCATTCGCACTTCAACGCATGGCTCCCCATGAGCGGGAGTATGAGATCGGGCAACTTCGTGAGCACGAACGGACAAACATCGCGGTAGTTCGGGAACTGCGGGATATTCACGATCTCGGTTGCGATGTCTTCATAGCCAACAGGGTTATCCACGAATGCAACCGTATCCCGATACGTTAGTCCGCGCTGACACAACTGAACAGCCCTCTGGTTCGCCGCATGGCTCGCGGGAGGATTCGCGTCGGTTGTCTGAATCGGAACCGTCTGAATCGTGTAGAGCGTGACTGAGTTTAAGTGGATCATCGATAATCCCTTACGATTCCAATCGGCAGCGGAAACCCCTTACCGGCAGGTTGCCGGGTTATCGGTCCCTTTAGGGAGGGGAGGAGCTGCCCAAGCAGATAAGGTAGATGTTGACGCTTCCCCGTTTCGTCGGGTATAATGTCAACAGGATGAAACTTACAGCACAGGTCAAGCTGGTAACGACGCCTAAGCAGCGCGACGCCCTGAAGCGCACGATGCAGGCCGCGAACACTGTTTGCGACAGTATTTCCGCGTGGGCGTGGGAGAATAAGACGTTCGGCCAATATCCGCTGCACCGCGCTCAATACGCCGTTCAGCGGGCCGAATCGGGCCTTACGGCCCAGGTGGTTGTCCGGTGCATTGGCAAGGTCGCCGACGCCTACAAGCTCGACCACGACGCGCAGCGGTTCTTTGCCCCGCTCGGCGCGATCGCTTACGACGACCGAATCGTCAACTGGTATGTCGATCGCGGGCAGGTGTCGATCTGGACCGTGGACGGCCGCATGAAGATCCCGTTCGCGTGCGGCGACTATCAGCGCGGGCTTCTCGTCTTCCGGCAGGGCGAAAGCGATCTGGCCTTTGTCGGCGGAAACTTTTACCTGCTTGCGACGATAAGCCTTCCCGATCCGCCCCTGATCGAGACGGACGGCGTGCTCGGCGTCGATCTCGGCCTGGTCAACGTCGCCGTGGACAGCGAAGGAAACCGGTACGCGGGAGAGCCGATCCGCAGTGCCCGGCGCAAACGGCGCGAACACCGTCGCGGACTTCAATCTTGCGGCTCGAAGCGCGCAAAACGCACGCTCAAGAAGGTGGCCCGCAAGGTCTCCCGTTTCTCGAAGTGGGTCAACCACAACATCAGTAAGGCAATCGTCCAGACCGCGCGTTCCTCCCGCAAGGCAATCGCTCTCGAAGACCTGAAGGGGATTCGAGAGCGAGGCTCGGCTTTTAACCGGGACATGCGCTGGCAACTGGGCAATTGGGCTTTTGACGAATTGAAGCAGTTTGTCGTTTACAAGGCGGCGCGCGCAGGCGTGCCGGTCGTGTACGTCGAGGCGAGGGGCACAAGCCGGACCTGTTCCGCTTGCGGCCACTGCGATCGCGCCAATCGTCGAAGCCAGTCCCAATTCCAATGCCTTTCTTGTGGCCTGGAGATCAACGCCGACGACAACGCGGCGCTGAATATCCGGGCACGGGGCCAAGTAAACGGCCCTAAAGTCGCAACCGCTTGCGGTTAGTGGCAAAGCCCCCTGCTTTAGCGGGGGGTTGTTTACAGGCCGCGATTCGAGACCGCGTAAGACCAAGAGAATGTGACTTCGGTTTCACTCCGGAGCGCCCACGTAGTCGGCGGAGATCCTTCCGTGTTGTCCCCAGTGAATGGATCACCGCATTGTACCCCAATTGGGCCGCCCGCGTGAGTGAACGGTAAGAGTAGCCCAGCCCAGTACGCCTGTTCAGTCGCTTCGGAGAAGTTCCATGGGTTATGGAGCTCGTATGGCGGCGGCGGAACTCCGAATGGCGCGTAACCTTCAACTGTCGTGCCATTCGTCACGTTCGTTTGAATGCTCCACGAGCCCGCCTCAGACGGCAGCGGCCCGAAGTTGAAGCAGCCGAAGAGATAAGACAGTGCGTAATTACCTGCCGGATAGTTTGGCAGAGTCGAGTAAACCTCGGGGAAGCCGTCAACCTGTAGATACTCGCCGTCGTCGGGCGGTACGTTCACCCCACTCGGCGGCGTGAAACCGGTCGGAACCGCAAACGGACCCTGAGAATAGTTGGAGCCATCGTCAACCGAGTTGGCCGAGAGTGTAACAGTCGCCCCATCGGTGATGGAAAACTCCCCGGTATAGTCCAAGATGACGCAATCGGAGTCTACGCCCGCCGTGCCGCAGTTTAGCACCACCGTCGCGGCCGGAGCGGAGATCACTAATTCAAAGATGTTATTGCTGTTATCGTCAAGCGTTGCCCCAACCTTCGCTCTGCCGCCCGAGCCGGGCACGACAGAACCGCCGGTTGTCCCTTTTAACTCAACAATCCCTCGGATTGTCAGAGCGACCGTATCCGTCGTGCCACTGCCGCTCTGGTATGTAGTACTGACGCTATTTGTGTAGGGGGTGGGCGCAGTAATCGCCTGGTAAGATCCTGGCGGCGGCTGCATCGGTATCTCAATCCAGAGAGGCATTACTGCAGGGCTGAGTTCTGCGTCCGGAGCGTCCTGACCACTCCACGCGAGACGAAAAAATCTCCGGTCGGTCTCGAAGTGGATGAGCAATTCGACTGGGCCAGTCACGAAGGCCACTGTATCGTCGGCCGCGCACAGGTTCCAGCCGTCTATCCCGTTATCGCTCGTTTCAATGAAGAACTGTACTTGGTTAAGGCCATTCAGCTTTTGTACGTCTACACGGACATTGACGCCTGCGCCGTCCGTATTTCCGCGAGGCCCCATGTCGATCACATTCGACGTGTAGCCATTCAGGTTGACGACGACCGTCACGTTCGGATCGACCGGAACCGCGCCGGAGAAGTAAGAAATGACGGTGTTATCGGTTCCGTCGACGACGGCTATTGGATATGGCATATTGCCGTAAAATCTTGTCCTCTGGAAAAGGGCGGCAGGGCGCGAGGATACGCCCTGCCGATCTGCGAATGAGGAGGTCGCTTACCCTCTGTTGCTGGGGGTGAGGCCGCCACTGAATGTGAGGCTTGCGCTCCCGCCGGAGCTGGAGCTATTGAATACCTGACTCGACAACGAAGAGCTGTTATTGCTCCCGCCGCCGCTGGGCTGCTCTTGCCAGAGCACGGCCAATCGCCAGTATTCGTTGTCCGTCGCGAAGTGGATGTTGCGCGTTCCGATTGCGTTCACCGGACCAAGATCGTCCGATGCGCACAGAACCCAGTTAAGGCCATCGGCACTTGTCTGGATTTGGAATAGCGCATTCGGGTTTCCGATCACGCCTGTGACCAGAATCCCGAAGTTCTGCCCTGCGCCGTCCGTGCCGCCGAGCGGCCCGGTGTCGAATGCAGAGCTGAAATAGTTCCCCGTGATTGTGGTCGGGGAAATGTACGTGTTTAGTTCAAACGGCATGAGCTTCCCCTTCCTTAATCGTAGAGCGGCCCGTTGACCTTGATTCCATAGATTCGGCCGATAGATCGGTTGTCTTCCATGAAAATCCCGGCGGTGAGCTGGAACAGTCCGACGATCTGGTGAGTACCGGACAGGCGCTCTTTAATCATCGTGGGATCGCTATGCTGCCATCCCGTAAGGTAATTCCCGCCGAGCTGGGCGAAGAACATCGTCGTATAGCCGGTCGCGCCTGTGAGGCCCGCTCCGGTGTACGACGCGTCGCCAACGTCCCATCCGTTCACGTCCTGCGAGTCCGCGATGATGGGAGTTGTCTGCTGCCCGGTCGCAGACGGCGGTTGGAATCCGCAACTTACGATGCGGAGGTTCTTGAACTCGACGATGCTTCGTCCGAAGGCGTCCTTGGCGGTGGTAAAGCCGCCCGCTTGGCCTGCGGACTTCACAATGGCGTCAAGTTGCCACATGCACTGCGCGGAGGCCCACGCAACCATGTTGCTGCCGTCGTCGTTTCCGAAGTGCGAGAGCATACGCTGTATGTCACGGGCGATCTTGATCGCTCCGGTGCCGGCAAGTCCGGCATCCGAGAGATCGGCGGTCGCCTGAATGCTCATTCCCGGCGCGAGCTTCCACTTGGTGGGGTAAGCGAGCCGGTATTTCAGGCCGACAAAGCCCCCCGCGTCCGCGATCGGACCCTGCACCTTATCATTATTGAAGAAGTAGTTATTGAGGGTGAACGTTCGGCCGTCGAAGTACATCTTCGAATTGAAGCCGACCGGATTGCCCTCGATATACCACTTATCCGTCTGCAGGAGTTCATCGATCTTGAAGAAGTCGCGGGCAAGCGCGACTCCTTCTTCAAAAGACTCCAAATCCTGCACGAACGGAGTAGTTGGCTCTTGAGAGACTTGCACGAACGTCGCGACCGGGAGTCCGGCTACCACGCGCTTGCCAGCCTTTATCATCGAGCCTTCATTGACCATTGGCATGTGTGTCCACACGCTGCCCGGCTTAATGAAGGATCGCCAGATTTTCTTGAGTTGGGGCCGATTGATACCTTGCAGGTACTGCGTAAAACCGTACGGCCCCGGCTGAGATGCCATGTTAGGGTTGCCTTTCTGCGCTGTCCGCTGCGGTTAGGCAATCGGGTGCGCGGTTATCGTGATACTGTCTCGAAATCGCCCCAACTCGTGATGCCTTCATCCATATCGAACTCCCACGAGCGTTCGGGAGCACTCTCGCCGTTGCCGACTGTGCTTGGAATAGGCTTCCCGAGGTCTTGGAGCGCGGCGTTTCGCCCTTCGGTCCGCGCTGCCTCGATGGCGGCGGCCTGACCGGAAATTTGCGCCGTCAATCTTGCGATCTCGGCGTCTTTTGCTGTGACTGCGGAATTGAGCATCGCAGTCACGGACTGCACCTTCTGGTGCGTTACACGGGCCACATCGTCAAGGAGATCGGCTTTTGCACCGTTTCTCCTCAGATGCTCTAGGAAATCTTTGGGGGCGTGCTCATACTGAGACGCAATGGTTTCGATCCTGGCTCGCTCGGCGTCGTAATTCGTCAAACCCGACTTTATGCCGTCGTTGTACTTCTGACGCCACTGAGGATCTGCCGAGATGATGCCCGCGCGGATCGCGTCGTATTCGGCCTTTGCGACCTGTCCTGCCGACCGCATGTCGCCATTCTCGGCGTCAATGGGGGTCTTGTCCTCCCACCAGTTGCCTTCGCCGATCTGCCAGCCCCGTCGCAGCATCTCGTTCTCGATGTGGACGTGAAGCTCTTCGTTGATACGAGTCTGCACCTGCTCGGCGATCTGTGTTTCGGCCTTTGTGCGCTCTTCCGCCTCGAACCGCTGCTGCATCGCCACTTCGTGGGCCGCAATAGCATCCGGTATCTTGGCGGGGTCACGCTCCGTCAGCCCGAGCGCGGCAGCGGCCCGTATCAGCGCGGCGGTCGTCACGTCGTCGACCTTCGGCGCGGGAGCCTCCATAACCGGCTTATCCACCGGCTTATCGACGGTGGTTTCGGCAGGCTTATCTACCGGCTTATCGACGGGCTCCGGCGCTTGAGTCTCCGGCTCCTTTTCAGCTACCGGCGTTTCCGGTGCGTTCTCGTTCGGCTGAACCTTGGTCGGCGCGTCGAACGAATCGGACAAGCCGCTCGGCTCTGTGCTCTCAAGTGCGGGCGGCGTGGGTACGTCGGCCCAAGAAAGATTGGAATCTGAAGACTCTACGTTAAAATCATCCATATCGGCCATATAATCTCCTGTTATCGTGTGAGCGGGATCGCGTTAGAACGCAGCGCGAGCGGTGCGACAACCGCAGGCAGATTCGGGGGAACCTGCATTTTGGGGACTTGCGGCTTCGCCATCTGCTTCGGCATGGCGGCGGCTTTTGAAAGCGGAGCGATAACCGTTTTCTGCACCTTCACGATCGGCATTTTCGGCGCGGGCAACATGCGCCCCAATCGGTCACGGCCCGGCGCCGTTGCGTGTGCGGTGCGATCGGGCTTCACCATGAGCGACATGCCGTGTGGCTTCGCGCTGAACGGATAGCCTGTATCTGGGAAGGGGCCACCTAAGGGAAGGCTCGTCATGGGCGGAATGCTACTTCTTGTCATTAGTTTTCTTGACCGTTCCAGGTGCGGGCTTTGGAGGGGAAAGTATCGGCTTCATATCCGCCGGACTGTCGGTTTCGGGAAGGCCCGCAAGCTCCTCCACGCCGCCTACGCCGGTTGGGCCGGCAGTCGCGGCCAATGTTACATTCACCGCGCTTGCCTTGATACGCTGAAGCGCCATCGCATTCTCGTCCTTCAGGTTTTGCAGCATGACGGCCGACTGATCGCGCAACTGCTGCAAAGCGGTCTCTTTGTGCAGGTCGATAGCCGCTGCCGTCTGCTCGACTTGCGCTTCGTACGCGGCCGCCTGCTGGTCGTTCTGTGCCTTCTGCTGCGCCAGCGACTGCGCGTTCTGCCCCTTCGCATTCTCCAAAGCAAGTTGCTGCTGAGACTGCTGCTGCGCGTACTCGTTCATGCCGACAATCAGCCGATCAACCTCGGCGTCCGAACGTATGGCCTGCGTCTGCTTCAGATAGAACTGTACGAGCGGCGGAGGCGCAGTCGAAAGCATCTTCACGATGCCCTGAAGCTCTTCTTCCTGCGCGGCCGGCAGTTTAGCGATTCCACTGCCCGGCTGCAACACGACGCGGCTTTGGCCGTTGCGCAACGCCTGAAGGTCGATCAGCGCGGCTACGGCCTTGTTCGGGCCACTCTGTGGCTCACCTCCGGGTTGCGGCGCGGCAGACGGCGCGGGCGGCATTGGCGGAGGGCCTATCGGCGGCGCGACTGCTTGCGGCTGTCCTAATCCCGGCGGCATTGCGCTCTGTGCAATCGGCGGCGGTCCGGCTATTGTGCTCATGCGCTCCCTGGATTCCCTCTGTCGTCAAGCCCGAGCAGGCGGCTCCATTGGCCGCCATTCTGCCGGTACAAATGCGCGTCCCATTCATAAATCTGGGCCATACTGCGACACGCGCGGCGGTACACAGGCCCAAGTCTGCTCTTATCTTCCTGCATCCTCAGTTCAAGCTCAAAGCCACTGTTTGGCTGATTAGCCTGATCGGAGTTGAAGTCATGCACCCCGGCCGTCATCTCCATTGAGGCGCGAAGTCGCCGCTCTTCGTTGAAGTAGAAGTCGCCGGGCGGCGGCGGAAAGTCCCACTTCGGAGCTTGACCGCCGTATCGTTCCGCGCGGTAGCCGATCACGGCCCCGTACGGAGTATCCTTCAGTTGATCGACCATCACCGCCGAATTGTCCGGGTTGAAACGCACCGGCCGGTCCCATGTCGTACGTCCCGACAGGTAGGTAGCTATGTTGTTCAAAGAAAGTTGATCGTCGATCAGATCGTGCGACTGGTTCAGCGCCCAGATCGACCCGAAGTTCTTCGCGAAGGAGAAATCTACGAACGGATAGCCAAGGCGGTCGTTCCACTCGTACGGCCATTCTCCGGAGTACAGCATTGTCTTATCCGCGCTGTAAACCCAGAAGCGGCCGGTTGGATACCGCGTGCTCGGCTTCTCCCAAACCTCCGTTACCTCAGTCGCGTTCTTGACTTTGGACATCTGCCGGGAGTTGTCCCCGGCTATCCACTCAAGACGCTGCTCAAGTGAGCCGTAGGTATCCGTGTTGCCGGTCGCATCGACCCATACACCCCACTTTTCGTTTACGAAATCGACCGAGTAGATGCCCCGCTTGATAAAGTACGCCCCGCCGTTGATTCCCTGATTGCGAAGCGCCGCGTTCGGATCGGGGTAGGCATCAATGGCAAGCATCAAATTGTTGGCGACATCCCCGATCTGCTTGCGCAGGTACTTGATCGACCCGTCCGGCTGAGGAATGCCGACATCGGCATATCGATTCTTATCCCAGGCGCATTCCACAAACGCAGTCGTAGAGATCGTGCAGGCGAGCAGCGCGTCATGCAGCAATTCCTCCCGGTTGTTGGCGCGGTTGCAGTGGGCGTTGATTGCGCGATGTATGCGCGCACACTCCCGGTCGGCCGCGCTGTCCGTGAGCGGCGCCGCCCATGCGTCGGGGAACTGGCCTGTGAGACGGGCTACGGTTCTGTCCGCAATAACCCGGACCATGTTCTCCTTCTTCGGAGTAAACTTCTCTTTGAAGTCCGGGTTCTCACTGAAGGGTATGACCTGTCCGCTATTCCCGTCCCACCAGCCGCCATGCAAGCCAACGTAGAACCGGATGCCGTTATAGAACCGCTCGTGATGGCGCTCGCGGCCTAAGCGCGCTTCCTCGTAACGCTCTTCGCCAAGTTGAATCAACTTGCGTTCTTCGGGAGTCGCCTTCGGGCGGCGCGGTCCGGCGATCTCGTTACGCTGAATCTGCGAGTCTACGTTTTGCGGGTCGAGTAGCTTGACCGCACTTTGAACGAGGCGATTCGTGGCCGCTTTGACTTGATCTATTGTTTGCGCCATGTAGGGTTAAAACGACGAAAAGCCCCCGACTCTGTGGGCGCAAAGGCGCTTTAGAATCGGGGGCGACGCGCGGAACGGTCCGGCGGGGTCCTTACGGGTTATTAGAGTTGGTCGGTCAGGTTTCTTCCGCGTCGATCGTCTCTTTAGGCGCAACCACATCGCGCATAGGGCAACCTTGCGCGTGATGCGTGCCGGTCATATCGCTGTTCGCGCGGCAGTAGCAACCATTCTCTCGAAGTTGCTTGCACGCCGCACGGAAGTTGGCAAGCGAATGCTGCTTCACCATTTGCCAATCTTTGATCTCGGAGGGAGTCATACTTATTTCAGTGTCGGCGCGTGCGATGTGTCGATACCGAAAAAATGAACTACGAGCCAGACGGCGACAATGGCGCAAATTATGAACACCAGCACCTTGAAGAGCTGCGGAATCGCCGTCGCTCGGTTCACGTAGTAGCAGACCGCGCCGAGAATGACGATTATGATGATGAGAGTGAGAATTGCGAGCATAGTGATCTCCTTAACGCGGCTTGCCGCAGGTAGGACACCGATTAGCCATGCTCGCTCCCGCCTTGTGCTGGAACGGCCCCAGATTGGACGGCTTCGAGGCAGGAGCAACGGGCTTTGGATCGGGCTTTGCGCTTGCGCCTCTTGCATGGGCGGCGGCAGCGTTCACCTTGGACTCCTGCGCCTTAGAGATATTGCCCATCTTCTCAGAGCGAGCGGCCAAACCCGGCGCTGCGGCGACCCGCCCCGGCGTGTTCAGTGGATAGCCCGGAGCCGGATTGCTCTTCGTTCCGCCAGGGAGCGCGAACTCGGCGCGCGGTGGTTTTTTTGTTGGCATTGATTATCTCCTGAATGCGCCGCCCTTGCGGATGAACGGTTTCTTGTAGCCGTGAACGGAGCTTACAGCAGGATTGTACCGCTTCTTGGCGACCCGCGCGTAGTTGCGCACCTTCCGGGCCTTGTCGAAGGCGAGGGATCGCCAGAAGATTGATTTGTATAGAGGCTGCCTAATACTTGCACAGTATTGCGTAAAACTGTATGGATCGGGAGATTCTGGCCGATTCCCCGTGGTTGCCATTGATTAATCCTTCCCCCATTTTGCAGGATTAGATCGGCCGCATAATGCGCGAGTGAGACGGTCAATTATCGTTTCCTCGGCATCGCCCTCTACTGTTCCAGGTTTATTGTTCTCCGTGAGCGGCGACATAACGATGTGCAACATCTCGTGAATGAATGTAACCTCTACGTCAGGAGCGTTGCGGGATATACGAATCAGCGCACTCATCTTGCCGCAATGTGTCTCTACATTACCGTTCGTGCGCCCCTCATCAATCTGGTCAAGGTACTTGGCTTCGATACGCCAGTCCATGAGGCGAAGCCGTGACTGCCAATGGGCAATAAGGACGTTGAGATCGGGCAATCCCGAAGGACCTGTGTATCCGTCCCGAAGTTCGGCAAGTCGCGGGTTCCCGTTGTCCTGCGTACACAAAATAACCAGCCTTACGTTTAAGTGGTGTCTTGCATGTTCGCCATACGGCTTAGAACATATCGAGCAAAGCCTATTGCCGTCTACTTCCTCCAAGCCGCCGCATCCGTCGGTCATTTTACGTCCCTCTCGCCCTTCTCGGCCGCTCTTCCTTGCGCGCATTTATCAGGTTCATAATGTCGAGCCCCAACCCGAACAGGTTCACGCCGCGCAGTCTGCAATTCAGCGAGATCAGTATACCGGCGATGAGCCAGAGCGGGGTGGCGATCACCGCAACGCCGATCACTTCTGCGATGCGATCCACTTCGCGTACTCCTCGGGATAATCCAGTCTGTTCTCCAGCGTCCTTATGTGCGCCAGCATAGAGTTCAGAAGCACGCAGGCCGGGGTACTAACCGTGCCGCCTCCCTCCGTCTGGATGTCGGCCATAAGAATACCCATCGCTCCCGGAAATATCTCTCGGACGCGCACGGCGTCCGAGATGTCGAACAGGAGCGGGTGAACCTGGGCGCTCTTAGGAGTGGGTGGAACGGCGGCGGCCGCATTCTCCGCCAGCCCTTCACCTTCAAGCCTTTGCGTAGCCTGCACGTACAGCGGATGCGGCGCATCATAGCGGTCGTCAAGTCGTTCAGCCATTACACCCCCGTAAGCGCCTTAATTGCCTTCTGAGCCTCGATCAGCTCGTCTCTCTCCTGATCGCTCACGCGGCCCATGCGCCACGTCATCTCGATCAACCCCTCGTGCTTGGTCAAAATCTTCATGCCCGCAAGCGCGGCCTCCGAGATGTCTTGAGGCGCCCGTTTGATAAAGTTTGCACCCTTAATCTTATCCGCGTAAGAGTCCTCGGACACGAACGGCGGCAGGATCACAGTAAGCATCGAGTAATCCGGCTCGGGCGGCAATACAGGTTTCGGCGGCGCAAAGCCCGTTTCCTCCTGCGCCTGCGTTATGATGTCCAAAGCGTCGGTCAGCGCGTTCGACATCCGTTGATGCCGCAGGTCGCGGTCGCGGTCGGCGGAAGCGATCTTGGCGGTAGTCGCGGACACCTGACGGTCGATCCATGCCTGCGGATCGTGTATGTCGATCCCGTGAGCGTCCAGCGTCTCTTTCGCGGCCCGGAACGCCACATTGAGAGCGTCCAGACGCCGGCACTCGTCCAGCGCCTCGGCATGACCCAGCGTGACAGTAGACGTGTCCACAATGGCCTCGGGCGGCTGCCCCGTAATCCAGTTGCGTTCCGAAGTGGACATACTCCGGTTCGTGCCGTCCGGCTGCTGGACGTAGTAATTCTGAAGCACCCAGGTGCGCGCCGCCTCCGCATCATCGCCTTCCCGCGCCACGATCCTGAGAAAGTACCCGTTGTCGCGCGAGTCCGGGATCTCCCACACGAATACAGGATCGCGCTCGCCGTGCCAGGACTTCTGCGCAAAATCCTGCACAGGATCGTAATCATCCGGGGCAACCGTGGCAACCGGCATATGGGTCCAAATCGGTGTTGCCTTGCGCCTTATCGGCTCATCCTGACCCTCGGGACTGCCAAAACTGGGCACCGGGGGAATGGCCGTCTTCTTCTCGGGCGTTGCAACATGGTTAGTTCTCGGCCCACCTGGTTGTCTTCCTCGCATCACGTTCCTCTCATGCGGCCCTTGGTTTCGCCGCCCGCTACCCAAATCTTGTTACCCGCATCGTCCGTGCTCGGAACCAATCCGAGCTTACCGTTCCAACTCGCGAACTGAGCATCCCTCAGCGCCTTCATCGTCGCCTGCGCGTCGGCAATAGCCTGCGCACGGTTTTCCTCAGTAGTGAGCACCCTGGCGGGAGCCACGGCCTTATCGGGTCTGCTGCCTTCACTATACCTGTCGGCCTGTGCTAAGTGCGAGCACTCGTCGTGATTCAGCTTCTCAGCCACGAGTTTATCATATGTCGCGTTCGAATAAGCAAACTTCAGATCGACGTTGTAGCCCTCCCAGACCAGGAACGCCGGCGATGGCTCGCCTGGAACCAGTTGCTGATCCCGAACACCCTGGAATCCGGCGTACTGCGTGTTCATATCATTCATGACCGGTACGCAGTTCAATCCCTCCCGGTAGAATGCCTCGATTGCCGCTTCACCCTGGACGGCGTTCAAAGTATCCCGGCTGCGCATGGACTGATCGAAGCCGATCGGACAATCCGAAAGCGGTATCCCCCACTTGCGGATAATCGCCACTACGCGCTTGGCCTGCTCCTCATTCGTCATGCCGGCCGCCTGAGTCGACTCTATCCTGTGGCGGCATCCGTTCTCATCACGGGCTTTCAGCACGAACGCGAACGGGTCATGAAAGCCGTGGTCTAAACCGCCGTAGTATTGCCAATGGCGCGGCGGCGGGTTACTCGGCGTGTACGGCGGAACGACACAATGCCGCTTCTCGTCGTAGTGCGGAAAGAAGCTCGATCCAGCCCGGACCTCGTGCTGCGCTTCCCGTAGAAACGCTTGATAGCCCCACTCGTTCATCTGCCACTCGCAGATTTCGATGGACTGCCCAGCCCAAGTCGGTGTTCCCGCCACGATCTTGTAGAGCGGCTTTCTGCCCTCGCGCGGGATAAGTTCGATGTCTAAACCGGTCAGCGCAGGTTCGACGCAGGCTAGTTCCCTGTCAAGGAGGAAGTCCGCCCGCTCGGTCGCAAGCTGAGATGCTATCGAATTGGCATGGACAAGGTTCTGAACGAACAGGTAGATGCAGTGCGACGCGCCGGCCGGCATGATCGACTGCGTGATGCACTCGATCTTCTTTGCGACCTCGTTTGGCGAGTCGTGGCGCTCGTCAACATCATCGAATACGATGAAGTCAGGCCGGTACTCTTCGATCCGGATGCCCCGCTGCCCGGCGTCTATCCCGAACGCGGCCAGGTTGAACCCGTTCGCCGTCCGCAACTGATCGCGCCGCCACGCCTTCGGCTTACCGGCATTCATCTTCGTCAAAGCCGGATTAGCGCCAGCCGCCGTTAGCCACTTCGCACAGCTACCCACATGAGCGTCGGCCTGGTCCTGGATGCCGCAAACGTACAATCCGAACCGGCGCGTCAGCTTACTCGCAAGCCTGCCGATCCCGATCTCAACATTGATCGACTTCCCGCCGCCGCGCGCCCATATCTCAACCCGCGCCTGCTTGCGCCTACCCGCCTCAATGGAATCCAGCCACTCCCAGAACGCGATGTGCCGGCGCGCAAGCGGCTTCTCAGTTGCCTTAGCGAACTTCGCCTTAAGCCAATCCTGCCAGGGAATCTCAGCGCCGGGAAGCGGGTAGCCGGTGCCGGCGCCCCTGTCCATCCCCGCCATGCGCATCAGCTCGTCGTCCGTCACGCGGCCGGTGCGGAGTCCCTCTGAGAGTATCTCGCGCTCGTCGGGCGAGAGAGAGGCGATCAGGGCGTCAAGGGACATCTAGGACGTTTCGGGCACGAAGCGCCAAGTAAACCAGACGTATTCCCCCACGATCTTCATCTTTGGAAACTCCATCATCCGAATGCGCGTAACGCCGGGGAACTTTTCGTCAAGCATCTTAGCGAGCCCGGCTAAGTACATTTTTGCGTCCTTGTTGAACCGATCCGGCAGGCGATAGCCGTGGTATTCCCAGGAATCGCTAATGAGAACTACCTCCTCAGACTTAAAACAAGACGGGTCGATTATCGCTACAGCATCACATAGAGCGCATCCGAGATCGCTAAGCTCTTGCACGATCCTTAAAGAGATGGGCGACGCTCCCCAATCCCGATAGTGAGCCACCTCGTACAGCGTCATGGCTAGCCCCTACCTTTCGCTGCCTCTCTATCATTGCAGACCGGCAGCGCATCCAGCTTGAGCCGCTCGATCGTCTCAAGCGCCGCGCGGCGCAGAGTGGCGGAGTCCACAGTGACGTTGATACCCACCCCGCGCGACGAGTCGTCCCCACTGGGCCGGACGCGGTAACGCTCATCGTTCAGCCGGAGCCATAACTCGGCCGCGCGCACGTCGAAGATCGGCTCCATGTGCGGCCTGCCTGCGATCGTGACCGCCTTAGAGTAGTGGCCTGTCGCGAGTCCGTGCAGCGTTTGATCGACTGTGTGGATCAGCTCCGCCAGGATATCCGCGACCGCCTGCGCAAACACAGGATCGTAGTTCGCGTGAGTTTCCATGCGCACATTTTTGACCCACGTGTAGGAGATACCTACCAGCTTGGAGCTGGCGGTCATATTGCCTGACTGTCGGTACGCCTCTAGAAACGCCGCTTTCCATGCGTCGTTTGGCGGCGCTTTAGCGATCGGAGAGCTTGCCATATCTACCTACGCTCGCCCGGAATGATCGAGTACGCAGGTGTCAGCTCGCCCCTGGGTATCGCCTGCGCCATGATACGCCTCGCCGCATCTCCCCCAGGGTATCCGGCCGGCGCAGCCGACAAGTGCGCCAGCACGTCGCCGAGCTCGTTGAGCTGACCTGGATACTGCGACTCCTCGCTGCGCGGGCGGCACGCGTGGATAGCGACCGATTGCGCATCGCGCTTGAGATCGTTAGCTGATCGTCTGCTCATATGTACCTAAAAGGGGAGCTGGAGAATATCAATGACTTCGCCGGTCTCGCGATCTACAGGATCAAGGAACGGGTCATCAAACTCGCCTTCCTCGAGACAGGTTCTGCACGCGCAAACGTCGCCTTTTGCGTAGATCCAATCCGTGGTAAGTTCGCCGCAGCCGACGCAGGTTCGGGCGCGCTCCATCAGAGTCGGCACTCTCTTATTCATCACGCGCAACCGTAGTTACAGGCCGTGCGGGGATTGTCCGCCCCGCAACCGGATTTGGATCACTTGGCCGCCCTCGGCCCTATCTCAGTATAACGCTATTCGCAATTGCTGTCAAGAGAGCGCTGGGCTCCGCCCATGTATACCGGATCGCGCGAGTAATTCGGATGCCGACGGCGGCTCAAAAAAATATTTTCCCCCACCCCTTGCATTATTTGATTAAGTGTGCTATAATCAATACAGTTCAACGCGCAGTAAGTCTCGACCGGTGGCGGCGGGCAGCGCAGGAGTAAATCAGTGTCCAAGTCAACATATTCGGTTCTCTTCCAGACAGGTGGCTATATTAATTATAGTTGGAAGCCTGTACTCGATACCTTCCTTGGTCGCGCTGAGGCCGATGCCAAGCGGGACGAGTTGATCGCTGCAGGCTATCCTGCTATGATCTACAAAACGTCGGAACTCGACGCCATCGGTGGTCCAGACGACTACGCAGTCATCGATGCCGGCGTCGTCCGGTTCACCGGCCGTATGCGACATCTTGAGCGAGCACGGTACTGCCAGGCGGAAGCACTGGCAAATGTTATTGTTCTGATAGCGCGCAATTGTAGGCTCGGGCACGGTTTAACCAAACGGGGTTATAGAGAGTCGTGCGACGGCTTTACTACGCAGCAGTTTGAGGCCGCCTTCCAGGTTTGTATTGACAAGGGCTATTTGATACTGAACGCTGACGGCTTCTATTGCTACGCCGCGCAGTAAGCACCCACCCACCGGGCCGGGCGGATACCCGGCAGAAAGAGGAAGAAAATGACAACGGTAGATAGACAAGAGTTAGAGCAGGATGCCGCGCGGTGGGCCGATGCCGCACGACAGCATATAGCCGAGTTGGAAAAGGCAATTGCCGATCTCGACATGCCGGTGATCGATACACCGCCGGAGTCGCTAGTCGAAATCGACTACCTGATAGCGTCTATCAGCATTGACCGACGCGAACTCTCTAAGCTCAATGTCCTGCTAAAAAAACCCATGGAATGCGCCGAACTCGCAGAGTTCGACCGTATGAATGCGCGCGCCTACGATGTGTACTATGGACTGCGCGGATCAGGTTATCCCACATCCGCCGACCTGAGATTGCTTTTGCGCAGGCATTTGATTATACAAATGTCCGAGAAAGCGTCCACTCGAAAGTAACCCACCAGCCGGGGCGCGCATGGCTACGCGCAGAAAGAAGAAGAAAATGACCAGCTTTGATAACCATCCCGATCTGTCAATGCGCCAAGCTCACGAGCGCGCCAAGCTTGAGCAGGAATGCGGCCCGGACTGCGGCCCGGCATCATTAGGTAACGAATTCGAGACCTTTAGAAAGCCTGTCGGCAAGCGCGGCGGCAAGCGCCCTGGCGCCGGCCGCAAACCGCGCGGCGAAACAAGGTTGGTGAGAATCTACGCATTTGTAGATCCGAGCGTCAAGGCGACCATCCAGCGCATGGCGGCCGACACCGGCGTGTCCACAAGCGCCATGATCGCGACCATGCTTGCGATAACAACGAAAGGATAGGAAGGTAATATGGAAGATTGGGTTGCGGACGCGATCATCGACCGATCAGAGCCCGGCGCGGACCGCCGGAAAAATATTTGGGTGTATGGCTACGGTCGGCGCGAAGCCCGCCGCCGCTGCGATCTGATAAAGGCGGCACGCGCCGAGCTCGGCTTCGCGCCGAGCTCCGTCCCCACTGACCTGACATTGGGCGGACTGACCGAGGAGGAGGCCAACGCGGTGCTGGATGCCGCCGGATGCCCGATTAGCTAGTTCCGCCAGCCCGGCCGCCGACGCGGCCGGGCTTTTTCACGCCACCCAAATCCTGACATTCTGACATTTGGAGGCCGTTTTCCCCAAACTATTTTCAGTTTTGACCGTTTTCAGCAGAGACCGTGATTTTTAATGAACACTCTAGAGAAAATCGTAACAACAATACGTAAGAGACGAACTATCGCGAAAAACCGACCCGTCCGACCGGCCGCCCGGCCGGCGCGCAGCATCATAGAAGGCTTCCCGCACAAGGCCAGGGGCTGGGCCTCTCGACCGACCCGCTGCTCGGAACGATCCCGCAACCCGCCGCAATCGTACAGCTAACAGATTCCACCGCCGCAAACGGGCAGGCCATAACCCCACGATAGGGCGTAATGCCCCGGAAATGGCACTCACAGACGTTTCAGGCCGCAGAGCGTACGATCTTACCCGCAGATTCGTCACAGGGCATCCTAGAGGCTCGTCGATCGCCACCCGTGATACAGCAAGGGTCCCGATAAGAGCTCCCGAATCGCCTTTTCCCCCTAAATCCTGACATTTCTGACGTTTGAGTCCATTTTCCCCAAAGTCCCAATACGCGAGAAAATATATAGGAAAGTTTGGGAAGTCAGGGGGGTAAATGTCAGTAAATGTCAGTGGAAATATCTGTGTATATCCCGCTTTAGCTGTCATTAGTGCACAAAAAAGCTGTTTGTACTGTTGCTATCATTGCTATTCAATCCCGTCGAAACGTCGCAAAATTCTCAGTGCTCCAGTAATCGTAGAAAAAGGATTCGCCATGAATCGCTAAATATTTAAGGCTCGGCCGAAAATAGTTAGCTATTGCTAGTTACTGCACTTGACACATGCTCATGCAGTGTGTATAATGTGTGTATGGCGCAGAGGAGGGAATCAACAATGAATGATATTTACTCAATGATCGAAACGGTCGGCACGGCGCGCACTTATTCGAGCGATCGGCATGATGATATCGCTAAGTCGCTTATAGGCAAAACCTCGGAGATCATTGTTGCCGTCGGCGGCTACCGGCTCGTAATCACGATGGCCGGCGACCTGCTCATAGGAATTCGGCCTAAGGCCATTAGCGCAGGCCGAGGGTCGCTTTACATAGACCCAAAGTCTGCCGAGGGCGAGGGATTCTGTTTGCGGCCCTACCCGGTCGGCCACAAATACGAGCATGTCTCGTACTACCACGATTATCTAGGACCTATCCGGCTGCAGCAGGCGCTTGTAATCGTTACTGCGGGCGTGATCTCGGCCGATTGTGACCCGGACCGCCTGTACGCCGCGCTCGGCCGGTCTGGACACTGCGCCATCTGCGGCGAAACCTTGACGGACGATCTCAGCATGGCTCGGGGTATCGGGCCGGTCTGTTGGGGCCGGATTTACGGCAAGGATGTGCTCCGGAAGGTGCAGGCCCGAAAGATCGCGAATGCGGCTGTTTTAGCGCAAGCAGAGAGGTTATTCTAATGGCACGATTTACGGTTGGTCGGGACGTGAACTGCGATAGACCCACCTGTTGGCATCACTGCCGTGTCGTTTTGGATACTGAGTCGGTGCGCACCAGCGAGGTGTGCTCAGTCCACATGTTTAGGGCGGATGCGCGAGCGCTTGCCGATCAGTTGAATGCCGGCGAGCGGCCAAATGATGCTCGGCTATTCATCTTGCATACCGGCAAGCTCGTAACCGAGTAGGCCGGGGCCTTTAGTTAGTCAGGCGCAGTAAGTCCCGACCGGCGACGGCGGGCAGCGCAAGGAGTTAATCGATGCGATTAACAATTGATGGCTGGACGTTTGGGAGCGATGCAGCAGTCGCCGTAGGTCGTTTTCGACCTACAGGGGCGATAGGATATCGCGCAAAAAGTTACCCAAACGCCCCTATCCGGCCAACCCGGGAAGAGGCAATGAGAGATGAAGCGCGATATCGCTTAGACAGGAAAAGCGAAACATTGGAGTATAAGACGAAACGCGATAACGCGCAGTAAGTCCCGACCGCAAGGCGGGCAGCGCAAAGGAGAAACAGGAATGGACATCAATCAGGTAATTGGTAAATCAATCACCGACACCGAGATCCAGGGCGTGGATTTCGGGTCGTCTTACCCGGTCGTAGATCGGGAAACGTTGCTGATAACCGGGGTTGTTGATGGCTACTGTCCCGCCGAGCTCAACGGTGGCCATTGGGTCACCGGCGCCATCGTTGACGGCGAAGTGAAAATCGGCGAGCACTATTGCGACTTCGCCGTGATCAATGAACAGGGATCGTTCGCCCTGATGGAGGGCGTTGGAAATGGATCGGCGCAGTTTTTTGGCGATCGAAACTGGCACGTGGTTGAGCGGTTCGACAGCCATGAAGAGGCGATGGCGGCGCTCGAAGCCGCCGATGCGGACGAGCGGTTCATAGTTTTCAATGTCGCCACCCTCACATCGGAAGGAGTGTGGACACTCACCTTCAACGACGGTGGGAATGAGGATTAGTTTTTTCGCCACTGCCCTCTTTTAATCGAACGCGCCGGGGCCGCTTGGCCCCGGCAAACGGAATGGTCGGCGGACCTTAAACCCAGAGGAGAAACGAAAGAAATGTCCGAAACGAATGAAATCATTAACGCGCTCAAGCGACTTGAGCGCGCCCAAGTGCTCACCGTCCTCGCCGCAAAAAGCGTGGCCGGACTCCTTGGCCACACTTGGAGCAAACTTAGCGAGTCCACAATAAAAGGACTCGCCGACAGGGACGGATACGTCCGCCTTGCAGATATAGACGAGGCGTGCTACCAGAACCTTACAGAAGGTGCCTGTGGCTGGGGAGTCACCAGCCCTGACTACATCGACGCCGACTATGCTGACGGCGTAGTCGGTGGCTCGACCGCAGGCGGTGGCCTCTCCTGGGAGGTATCATCGCTTGGCCGCGAGGACGTGTTCACCGGTGCAGAGCTGGAGATAACGGCTCGTTCGGCGGGCTTAATAGACCGTGCTCGAACGGTTTTACGCATGGACGCCGACGGAGTATGGACCGTTAGCGTCGCGCCGGAGTCGTGCCTTGACGTGCGCGACGATCCGAGCGAAGGCGGTCGATACATCGACCGCCTGCAGCGGATCGTTGAAGCGATCGTCGCGAACCAATCGATCAATGTCGGCCACGAATTAGCCGGGTCGTCGTCACTCGAAGATGCCCTGGCCAATTTCCGCGTCGCGCAGAAGAAGCTGCGAGACCCGCTCGGCTATGCGTGGAACCCCTGGCGCGATGTGGCGCACTATCTGGCCGGACGTGTCGGAACCAGCCTTTCCGACGAAGCTACATTCTGGCAGCGGCATGGCCAGCCCAGCGGCTATGAAAACATCGCGGTGGAGTATTACACCGTGGACGGTGTACGTCACGAAGGGACGTACGCATGGAACATGGTCGGAACGCTTACGGAAACCAGTGGCGAAACCAGAAAATGGGCAACCGCCGACTACTACCAAGGCGACGCAGACGATATTGTTCGCGTTGCCGCCTGGCGCGTGATCTCGCCACCGGCGTGGCTGGGACATGGGAAGTTTTCCCATGTCTAGAATTCGCTTGCCGGGCCTGAAGTTCAGGCCCGGCGCGTTCGATTAAAGGGAGATTATAGCACATGTTGCATAAATGCGCTTATTGCCAAGCCGAGTTCCGCGGAGCGCCCTCGCGCAAGGTCTGCTCCAACAAGTGCGCAGGCCTCTTGTTTGTCCAGCGTGGGCGCGAAACGGCTCACGGCGGCAAATCCGCACCCCCCCGCCGTATGCGGTGCGCGAACTGCCACAAGATCTTCACAGAGTACGACAGCAAGAGGCCAAAGGCGCGCGTCTTCTGCTCTCGCGAGTGCTCGCAGGCGAAGAATCCTCCGCCGCCAAAAACGGGGGTATCCCACAAAACACTCGTTGCCGCCTGCGCTTATGCAGCCAGGGCAACGAATCCATTTCGCACATTCGCTAAAGGAGTCTCTCATGGCAAAGTTGCGTAAACAATTTCTATTGACGCCCGCGCTCGCAGTTGCGCTCAAGCGGCTGCAGGCGCGCTGGGCGTTACCAACGATGGTGCAGACCATCGAGCAGATGATCCGGATCTGCTGCAAGGCTGAACAGATCGATATTTAGGAGGCGCGTTAGTTGAGCGACTGTTGTGGTGACGCCGCCTTCGGCAACTCAAGGTATGTGACCAGGCTTGCCCACATCAGATCCCAGCCGCGATACCAGTCCGCGCAGTATCCCTGCGAGCGCAGCCACGCAAGCCACCGCTTCTGATCTTCGCTCAGGTCGCTTGCCACGCCCGCATAGCGTTTCAGCTCGCCGACCCAGCCATGGTAGACACCACCGCCCGGCGCCGTCCGCGCCACCGGCAGCCACACGTCCGGGACGCCCGCCCGAACGCCCTGCCGCTTCAGCGCCTGCGCCTCCCTCTGGAAACGCAGGCCTCCGTTTGGCACGGCGAAAAGGTAGCGGAGCTCCGGCCACTTCTGTTCGTGCAATTTCGCCGCCTGGAAAAAGCGCTCCTGATGAACACTCTCCAGCGGGTCCGCTGCCGGCGTCGGCGTCATAATCAATGGCGATCGTCGCATGCGCTATCCTCCCTGGGCCTTTATCACCGGTGGCCGGCCGAACCAAAATACGGCTGAAACACGGCTGAAATACGGCTGGCTTACAAGCTGGCTTGTTGCACGCTGTTTTTAATACCGATTCCCCGGAAACCGCGCGACGCTTTCGGCCCGATTCCCACAGCGGCAGACACCCCTGCGTGTTCCCTGATCCGCGCTCCAAGCGCCTGCTTACCGATACCGCGCACCTCATTATTCTTGCACCACGTGGAATACTCAATCCACAACTCAGGCCCCGCTGTGGCGTATCCTGGGTCGAATACGCAGCGCTCGGCCAGGAAGTCCGCTAAAACATCGACGGACAGCTTGTACTCTTCGTTTGCAGCCACAACCCCGGCAGGCTCGCGCAGTCCGCCCTCCTGCCAATCTTGGTATCCGACGAGCAGCCAGTTTAGGATTCCGGCGCGCTCCTCGCGCAGCTTATCGGTTAGTAAGGGATCTTGCTCGGCTTTGGGAATCTGCTCGAGAAACGGAATGGTTTTGATGCGATTCCAAATCGCCGGGTCCTGACACTTAATCACCGGTCGATGGTTGGCGGCTAGAAATATAGTATGAGTCGGATCGAACTCGAATGGCATCTCGTACAGCCGCCTTGCGGTAATTCGATCCGCGCCAGTGATTTCCCGAACCACGCTCTCAGCCATCCGTCGGCCGTCCTCGACCTCGACAGTTACGACCAGCCGAGCCCCGCACAGCATGGCCTTATCAAGCGTGTTGCCGCTGCCGTGATCGTTCGCAAGCAGGAGTTCGGCCGGGGCTCTTAGCCCATACTCGCCAAACACGTCCAAAAGTGCGGACAGAAACACGGTCTTTCCGTTATCGCCGGTCGCGCCGTAGAGGAAAAACAGCGCCTTTTCCGCGCACTTTCCGCAGAGTGCGTAACCCGCCGCCCTTTGCACATAACCACGGACATCGGCATCGGGCAGCACTCGCTCAAGGAATGTATACCAGCGGCTCGCATAGGCGTTCCTGTCGTATTCGGCGCCGGCCACCTTGGTCAGTAAATCGGTCTTGCGCGACGGCCTCAGTTTTGCGGTTTTAAGATCGACTGTGCCGTTCGGGCAGCACAATACCCAAGGGTCGCGATCCAGCTCGGCGGCCGAGATCGGAACGCCCTCCTCCGACCGTGCAGAGGCGATACAAGCGCGCACCTTGGCCACAGACTGGCTCCTAATCGCGTGCTTTGCGATCTCGGCCGCGCGGTTTGCGTTAGTCTCGCGCTCGGCCTCTGCATAGAGGGACCTGGCCGTGAGTTTACCCAGCGCCTCGACGCCCAAATCCCCGGTATCGCGTTTCCACCGGGCGCCGTCCCAGGTAATCCATTGCCCCCAATCGGCCACGTATCGCAGATCCTCGCCGTGCTGGGCAATAAAGCGCTCACCGTTTCCGATCTCGTCCAGGCGCAGGTCAACGGCTCGCCTTATGTCGATCTTGGGCTTCGGGGCCTTGTATTGCCGCTTCTGAGACGCCACGGCCGCGCGGATCGTAAGATTACGATAATTAGCCCGCGCCGTCCATTTCGACCGGCACAGGGCGGAGAGGCGAAAAACCTCATCGATCTTGGCGGCGTCGCGGGTCACAAAAGCGATGAGCTGGCACAGCTGGTAGTCCGCGCGGCTGTCGTCCCCGTCGGTGTCGGTCGTGTCCCCGTCGAACAGGCGCCGCGCCTTGTCGCCGGTCTGCTTAAACGAGATCAGTAAATCTCTGATAGCTGACGGATCGGCCTCATCCAGGGGCCCAATCGACGACGCGTTCACGTCCCGTGCTACTGTAAGCGGGGGAAGCTGGGCGTGTACCATCTCGATTTCGGACTGTCGCCGTTCGATCTTCTCTGCTCGGCCAGGCAGGAGAGCTCCGGTCATTAAAGCGAACTTGGACCTATCGTACAACTCGATGTCGCCGTAACGCCGTCGGCCCTCCGGCAGCGCGCCATGCACGAACACGTGGATACCCTTGCCGGACAGCGACACCTCTGTGTAGGAATCCAGCCTGTCGATTATGCTCTGCGCCCAATCCGCCACAATGCCCGAATCTGGCTCGCGACAGTCGTCGAGATCGACGAACACCAAATCGTCGCCGGCCAACAGGCAGAACTGTAACCCCGAGAATGGCTCCTTAGTCGCCAGGCTATCGCGGTACGCGGTCTCGGCCTCGGTAAACGTCCTCAGGGTTGCGGGGTTATTGCACGACGCCTTACAGTCGCGCGTGAAGGGAATGATTGGGACTTTACGCTTCTTGGTTTCGGCGCGCTCGGGGTCCCATTCCCCAATCTCGCGGCAGACGGCCCATCGGCGCATTGCCTTTAGCTCGGCGGGGATCGCAGCATGATTGGCGAGCAAGTTTAGTCACCCTCCGAGCGGAGGGTGTTCGAAAGGGCGCGTGAAAGGGTAAAATATGGCACTTCGTTATAAACTCCAGCACAGTTTATTTCGACCTCCGGTCGCGTAATTCTCGTGGTTGCGACACGAGAGCGGCCGGCCGGCAATCATAAAACCCATTATACCTAAGTCTCCCTTATTCCTTCACGGCCGGTTGCGCAAGTGACCGGCCGCATCTAACGACACCCACGGCCGCAGCAAGCGCCCCGGCTGCCCACGCCCATAGGTGCCAGTCGGGGCGTGTGTGGTGGGTGTAACAAGCCATACCCACCGTGACTGTATAGAACGCA